AGACGGCTGACGAGTACGCTCTTGGATCAATACTCTCCCATTTTCACTTATGTATTTACATTCAGCAAACCACCGGGACGCTTTAGTGCCAACGACACTTCTCCAAATCAGCATCTCCATAACATTCTGGAACATTCCGGATTCATGCTCTACCTTAACTACGTATCCTGGCATTAATGAGCATTCATATACTGTTCTGCTGATACCAAAACCTAGCCTTTCACCGCACATAAGGTTAAACGCTTCTTCAAACAATATTGGATTCGTAGCCTCTATGTTCACGCTTTCTCCTTTTTCTTCTCAGGCTCCACTGCGGTTGACAGCAGGGTCTTCAGGTTCTCAAGCTGGATCTTGTCGCCATCGGACTGTGCCTTGGCCAGGTTGGCCTCGACCCGAGAGAGAATCTCCTGGATCGTGTACTCGGTCGAGGCGGCGAGAGCCTTGGCGTCGACACGTTTTTTCTCGGCGGAGGCGGTGGTGTCCTCAGTCTTGGCGGCGGTAAGGCCCTGCTCGATCTGAGCGGCCTGCGAGGCTGCGGCCCGCATCCCTTCGAGGATTTGTTTTGCCTCTTCTTTCGGCAAGAGTCGGTCAGTCGGCAGATCGCGGGATTTCAAACGATCCAGCAGCAGGCCGTAGGTATCGATGATCGCTCGTTCTTCTGGCGAGAGGGTGGTGACGAACTGATCGAGGGCTGCGCCCCGGACTTCCTTGGCGACGAGCGACAGGTTGCCTTTGGCCACAACCTGATAGTCGCCCTTGATGTCTTCCTTCTCATTGAACTCCATGTTCCACTTCAGCAACGAGGTGAGCAGGGAGGTGGTGAATTTGTCGAAGGCCCGAACGGTATCTTTTGTGACCATGTTAGCTGAACCATGCATCATGCTCATGTTGCTGGTAGTCCGGAAGGCCTCACCGAGCGGCTGCTGCATCCCGCCCATGGTGTAGGCTGGCAGGTTGCTCTCTACGTCGAGCTGCTGCCTGTGCATCTCTATGGCCGACATAATCTCCGTGACATGCGACTGGGTGACAATAGGCCGGACGGCGGGATACTGGGCAGTGATATCATCTCCCTCCCGCTCAATGGTCATGAAGGAGTGGATAGGGCCGATGCTCTTTCTGCCCTTCGCCATCAGAGAAGTATTTACCTCAAAGATCGGCCCTGCTATGGCCGCCATGTTGTCCATCAGCATCCTTGAGTCCACGCACAGCGACATCTGCGAGTCCCGGACTTCTTCTGGCAGTCCGATGCCGGTGAGCCCTGAGTCCTCGTCCTCTTTGTAGATGAAGGCATGATACTGATCAGAGGGGCGTTCGCCAAAGGCGGCTTTCTCTGCCTTGATAACCACATCGTCGACGAACCACAGGTCGGCCAGAACGTCCTGATCGAGTTCCTTTTCAGAAACTTCAACCCCTACGGACTGCAGGGTGTGGGCGGAGACAAAACCGAGGGCTCTGTAAATCTCGTACCTTCGGACAGTCCGATCGGCGAGATTGGAGGTCTTGGCAATAACGTGTAGGTCGGCCTCGAAGGTCTTGGCAGTATAGTTGCCGGTCGGGTGATCCTTCAGATACTGGTAGATTACCTCAGAGAGAAAATCATCTCTCTTGGCAAGCTGGCGGAAATCGTGCCGGGTAAGTACCATCCGCTCGAAAACAATGTCCTGGTCCTCCCAGTGCTTGGCCATCAGGTCGCCATAGAAATCCCACCCTCTGACATACTCAGGGTACGGCCGCCGGTTGGTCTTAGTAACAGCCTCATAGGCTCCGGTCCTCGGGTTCATTTCCCATACCCGCTCCTGCTGGGTGCGAACCATTGGGGAACGCGCTATGCCGTAGCCGTAGATATAGCCGCTGCGTACTACTCGCTTACACAACTGCGGATAGTCGGTGCCTGAGTCGGAGAGCTGGTCGGCCATCTCGGTCTCCATCTTCTCTTTTCTGGCTTCGGCAAAGGCTCGGACGGCTCGCTCAATGGCGTCACTACTGAGAGGTGTTGGCTCCTGCTGTGCTTCGGCAGCCTGTAACAGAGCTTCTCTGGTCAGGGCGTCGAGGATCTGTTGTAGGGCCTCCTGAGGGATGGACGGAGAAGGCGAGACACCGAGCCCCCAGTTGCGGTCCTGGGCTGGGAACATCATCTCCATCATCTTCGCTACGCCGCCATTGACCTTGACCCGGGTATCTCGAGGATACACATGCGAGCGCTCGGCCGGGATGTTGGCGAGAATATCAGGGTCGTACTGACCGAGGTACTGCCGCAGATTCTTCAGCCACTGCACTTCGAGCGGCTGACGGTCGTTGATGAACTGATTGAGCTGGCCCTTAAGGTAGCTGCCGAGTTTTGCCAGACTTTCTGATGTCGTGTCCATTTAATATCCTTCGCGCTGCGCTGGGCGATAAGATTGTTGCCTAAAGGCAAGTGGGTCAAACTCGTCGTATACCTCGTAGTCGGCAGGGTCGTACTTTCCGCCGGTGAGGAACATCACCCCATACTGCCCGGCTTCAACAAGATGCGAGCACGGCTGGGTTTTGTCTGGTTTGTCGTCGTACAACTCGGCGATAGAAAGCTTGAGCCGCCGGTACATATATTCTGTCTGCATAGCCCGGATAAAACTCTTGCACGCCGGGTCGATAAGGACTCTCGGCTCTCTATCCGGATACTCACTGAATACGTCGTCCAGTGCTTTTATCCTCACGTCCGGATCATTGGTCGACGCTCTCTTGGCGAGAATGTCTGCGGTCTTGAACTCTTTATAACAAGTGCCCTCGTCTGAATCCGCTCTCCGCCCACCAGAAGGATCTCCGACCACGACGATAGGGTTGGTAGGGAATGTCGTCATCTGCATAGGCTTGAACTTTGACTTGATATACCTCTTGGTGCCCATGTCAAAAGCCGGGGTTTCCCTCAAGATGTAGATCCTACCATTCTCCTGCATCTGCATCCATAGCCCTGCGGGGGTGAGCCCGAAATCTTGTCCAACGATTACAGGTAGATACGGATTTATCGGGAGAGGTACCTTGGACACATGCCAGTCGTACCGAAAGGAGTCGTGGTACACAGGCTTGCCTGCCATGGACAGTGCATATTGTGCCTTGATGAAGACGTTGATATACGCCTTACTGCGCCCTTTGGCTTTCCTATCATAGTATCCTGGTTCGAGGTTCTGCTTGTTCTCCGCTTCTGGAGATATGCCGCTCGGCTGCTTGAACGTATCGCACTGTACTACGGTATCCGGATCGTCGTCCTCGAGCGGCATGTGCTCGAAAATCTTCCACCAATAAGAGCCGAGTTGTGGAGGATTAGTATCAGCGATCAGCAACCAATGAGATGACCCGCCCATCTTCTGCGAAGGGTATCGCTCGAGACGCCCTTGCAAACTTTCTACAATTTCTTGAGGAATTTCACGGCACTCGTTGAGCCATGCCGCGGTGAGTTCGAGTGAAAGAACCTTCGCAACGTCGGCGGGAGTATCAAGGGCACGAAAGAGAATCTCTGCGCGAACGTCGCCGAAATGGAAGTGGTAGGTCATGGTGGTTTCTTTCCAGTATCCCACCCCTGCTCCCGGTGCTCCGCTGTCTGGGAACCAGTCGAACCAGGTCTTTAAGGTCGTGTCTTTGAGCTGGCCTTTGGTATTCCTAACAACCGCCCACCGCGACCTCCGAAATCCGTCAGGACCTACTCGCTGCTCCTGACACCTGCGAAAGATCTCCACACAGCAGGCAACTGATTTCCCTCCGCCGATCGGTCCGAGGATTGCTCGGAAGTCCGCGTTAGACCGATGAAATCTGGCAAGCGTAGGAGCCGATACACGGACATCGTATGTGAGGCTAAACTCGCTCAACTACTTCTCCCACTTATCGATCATTTTCTGCGCTTCTCGAACTCTGTCAACCTGCTGTTGTCTCTCAATCGCCCTGGTAGCATCAACCCATCTTGGATTGGCGCTCGGCCACGACGGGTACGGATAGACTAGATGCGACCACGTATTATTCACACATCGCTCGCAACAACTGGTTGGTAACGTACAGCTACATACTCCCATTTTCCTCTCCTCATCCTCAGCAATCTTCAAACATTCCTGAATAGCCTTCGCCCTGATGCTGGCGTCGACCCCGTCCGGCCGGATAACTCCGGCAGCGTCATGCACCGGGATACGGACCGCACAGTTCAGCAGTTCCTTGATCCGTTCTATCGTTGCCATGCCGGCTTCCTCTGAAGAAGTTCTGCGCAGTCAACGCAGTGCTTGCAGCCTTTGACCGCCTGTCGACGAGCTTCCGGAATAGGTTCTTCGCATTCCTCGCAGTGCGTCTTCGACTCACCTCTCGGCAACTGCGCTCGGGCTGCTAAGATCCCATGTTCTCGGAACATGGTCTCGAACTTTTCGGCCTGTTCAAGCTGCTCCATATCACGCCTCTCGTAACTGCTTGTAGGCCCGCTCAATCCGACGGACATAGTTCAAGGTCTCCCAGGAGTTGTCCTTGCCGGTCACGGCGTGAAGGCAACACCCTACAGATACCCATTTATCCTTGACGACTGCCAGCTTCTGGGCTTCAATAATATTCCCTGCACCGGCGTTGTAGGAGGCGAACATGAAGCGCAACCGCTCGAGCCCCTCTTCCTTCTTCCAGATGTTCCAGCACCGCTTATCATAGCAGATCCCGGCCCGGATGTTGAACTCGGGGTCTCTTGGGTCGTTCAGGATTTTGAGCTTGTCGGCCATCTCCTGCGAGGTCGGAGGCATCAACTGCATAATCCCCATGGCCCCCACCGGTGAGGTGGCAGTCGGATCGATCAGGCTTTCTGTCCATGCCTGCGCCTTGAACCACTGCCAGTCGAACTTATTTCCGAAGAACTCATAGGAGAATTGCTGAAAGAGAGGGTCGTATTTGGTGGGGATGGCTATCATCGATTACTCCGTATCTCGGTAATTATGTCCTGAAAGTTCTGGGCCTGGGCATCCTTGATTTCTTCGACCTTCCTCTCGAGATTGCCGAACCGTTCCTGCCCCGCGGCGAACTTTTCAGCCAAGGCCGCATGGCACTCAGCCTGCTCCCTCGCGCATACAATAGATGTGGTGAACCGCGGTTCTCCATCCTCTCTGATGAACGCTGCAGTAAGTGTTCTGATGGCCTGCTCCAGACTCTCGTACTTCTTCTGGGTCTCGTCGTGTCGTTCATGGCTTCTGGTGAGGCTCGACTCAAACCGCTGAATCTTTTTACCAACGCCTAGAATGGTGGCTACTCCGCCGGCTATGAAGCTGCATAACCCGATAAACACCCCTACAAGTGTGGCTCCGTTAGACTCTGGTGACATTCCTTATCAACCTTTCCGGCTCTTTCCCGGGGTTCAATACCATCGATCAGCCATGCCTTGGCAGTGCCGTAGTTCGTGTTTCATCGCTCCGAGGTCGCCCTTCGGCACCCACACCTCGCATTTACTGACTCCGCCTGTACCGTCGTGATACGCTCGTCCGCAGGCAGGGGCTACTCCCAAGGCGAGGATCGGCAGGATGGGGTTGACTTCCCAGGCTATTTTGTTACAGGCCCACAAGCACTCCCCAAGAGAAACTTCGTGGATGATGAGCTCCACATCCTCAAGTGGTGTCAGGTGGGTTACGCCTGGGAACAGCTTGTCCGGCTGCGGCATCGGGGCGCAGGAGGTTAAAGAAAGTAGGAGTAATAGAAGAAGAGGTTTCATTTGCCGATTATTCTCGTCCAAAGGGTGTACAGCCCTACTTTCTTCGAAGTAATCAAGGTAAAGACGATGAGCACACATTGGATGAAGGTGGCGAACAGTCCGGAGTAGACGATGATCTCCCCGTCGGTGATCGGGAAATCGAAGCCAAGCATCTTCAAGATAGTAACAAGAGCTGACAGCGCCCCGGTGATGGCTCCCACCAGGATGCCGCGGTATTTCCATTTCGTCGGGTCTGCGATCTCCTGACCTTCAGATAATGCGTCGATCAACTGTTCACCAATCTCTGTGGCTTTTTGCATATCTTGACTCCTGTAAAGAGCTGGTTGAAATAACTACACCCACCTTGTTTCACCCCGTTACAATCGAATGAGAAACAAGACTTTGCATCTCCGGCGCAGTGTCTGTCTTTGACATGGTGAACACCGTTCTCGTCCTTCGCAGACATCTGCAAACTGTCTTCGGAAATAACTCGCATGGTCTCTCCTCAGTCGTCAGGGTTTTCGTCGCCAGCCGGCCATCCACACCTCGGACAGTGCTGCCTACCGTGGTACTCGCACCCACAGTATTTACAGACTGTCACTTCTTCGCCTTTGTGATAAAGGCACACTCACCATCCTCTCGAAGCAGCTTCTCAAGGTCCTTGAAAGAGATACTGCACTTCCCGGCGTTCCCCCAGGAGTTGCCCCAGGAATTGTGAATATAGGCGAGGTTCAGGTGATGATTTACTCTGTAGATAAGAGTGCAGTGCCCACCCATGACTCGCCCGGTAGCATGTATCATGTCTTTCCTGTCAGGCTCCTGCATCCCTGAGTACCAATTCACTCCGATGACAGCAGGTCCGTAATAGCCAACTCCTACGAGAAGGTCATTCAGGTCGAAGGCCCATCGGTACTCTGAAATCTCTTCGGCGGATTTGGCAGCCTTCAACCCATCAAGCAGTGAGGTGCCTCCGTAGACTGGGTATGCTCCTGGGTACTCTCCGCCAGGCCATGGGTCGTTGTACTGCGCAGGGTAGTAAATCTCTTCTCGGGCGAACTTCTCAGTGTACTTGGTCGGGTCACCGATCTGAGGTTCAGAAAGAAGGGCATGAGTTACGCCGAAGCCAACACAAGCCCCTTCACGCCCCTGATCGAGACAGGTCTGGATAAGCCATACCTTCGAGATAATCTCTCGTTCAGGAACGACTTCCGCGACACCGTATCGTTTTGAGGCGCTGTCGAAGTTGGGGATTCTGTCAAGTCTGCGGTCGATTTTCATCTCATTTGCCGTTGTAATAAAATGTTACAGTGTTCGACTTATTGCCGTAGGGCGCATGTAAGTATACGCCGTGATGAGAAGTTCCTGTATCGGCGTCACCTTCTCCGTTCGGACCCAGGCCAGGTTTGAAAACAAAACCCTTGCGATCTCCGGAAGATTCTCGGTAATTATGGTAGGGGTCTTTGATGATGAAGGTCTGGCCGTTGGCGAAGACTATCTTCATGTTTGGGCCGAAGTCCGGCCCCTGCTCGGGGATACGCCAGGCCTTACGACCTCCGTTACGCTCACCGTAGCTCGTATAGGTTTTCTTGTATTTGTATCCTGTGGTGGGTGTAGAAGGGTTGGACGGAGTAGAACTTCCGGAAGTCGCAGTATAGGTCTTCCCGTCGGACATCTTGATCACGAACTTCAGCGGCCTGAGGTATGCATCCCCATCCTTGTCAAGCAAGAACACCGGGCAGCCTTTATACGGCACGCCGCGGCTGGCTACTTCACCATTGACTGAGACGGCTGTTATCTGGGCGTCCCGCAGAGTCCGGAAGAGGACCGCGGCTTTCTGGTTGTTCTGGTCAGCCGATTTCTCGAAGGTGATCTTATGGGGGAAGGTTGTGGAAGGGGGTGTCGTCCCTCCCTCAGTGAATGTCGTTCCGCATTTAGGGCAGGTTGGCATTTACTCAATCTCCTCTACGATAATCTCGTCGGCGAGTTCTTCCTCGACCGTGTCGACTTCGTCTATGACTACTTCATCAGGGGCTGGAGGCGGTGTCATAGGCTCTGGCTTTACTTCTTGGTTGTTGGAGTCCTTTACAGAATTATCGATTTTGACTGGCTTGAGGACGTTAGGGGTTATCCGATCGAGTAAACTGCCTGCAGCCCCTACAGACCCGTCTCCAATAGGCAGGGTAGCATTTTGCTCACCATCAAGCTCTCCTTTACTGTCTGCAGCGGAGATGAGCGTGCCGTTACCTTCGTTATGGTTCTCAATGTCAACAAGATATAACGTCCCACACCCACCCAAAAAGAAACATCCTGTTACAATAGCGATCAGCCCGATCTTCGCTGCACTGCTCTCCGCTCTCCGCATCATCTCATTTCTCCTTTTAGTAGATTGTTCCTGCTATAAAATTGTATACTGTCGATACAAGGACCACAAGCATTATTGCCCAGTACGACAACTCTTCGTGATGTTTTTCAAACCGCATTCTTTCACCTATGTAAATCCATGTATAATTCTATGGCTTTTTCAACTAACATGAAAATCTCCTTTTGATTGATAGTAATTTCTTATCAATCACGCATCCAGCCGTAGCCTGTTCTGGGGGCGAGGTTGCCTGATGTGCGGATACTGCCGTGGTAGTATGGGCCGAAGAATCCTTCTCTGATAAAGTCGTTCACTGGGCTGGGCATGATTCTACTATCCCAGTTGTAACGATTCTGCGCCCTGGCCAAGGCAATAAATGCGTCAAGCGTGGCGGTCTCGCCTATTGAGGTCATATAGGTTTCGACCGACCTCGTGGTATCAGGAAACGTAGCTTGCTCAAACCTGGAAGTATCACCTGTACCAGCGGCCCACTCAGCATTGGTTTTAATATCTGCGTTAAGATAAAACCACGTATCCGCTGTTTTGGTCATGTGGTACTGGTTTCCTGTAAACGTTACACCGGAGATACTTGCCAATGTTTCAGCATCGACTATATATTTACCTGTCGAGTCGATAGATATTTTATTGCCAGTTAATTCTCCTGTAGGAGTAAACGAGTTATCTGAGTCAGCATATATTTGGAAAAAATCAGCATTTTTAACATTCCAGATAACATTATTTCTATAGCTGTTACCTCGGTGTGAAAACCCGTTGCTGAGAAATTTTGTATCCAGAGTTGCGTCTGTCTGGTGAATCATCAGATTATTATAGAAATCACCGCTATCAACATTCCAGTTGTAGAAAACCCACGCAATCTCTCTACCTGTGATATTCGACATCCCTGGAGAATGAAAAACATTATTAAAGACCTGCGGATTATAGTGGCCGTGTTGCAAATGCTGGTCGGATGCGCCGATTGATATAGCAATATCCCCGTCAATAAAAAGGTTGTTTTCTGCAACAAATCCAACAGTAATGGCATCAGGTTCAGGTGGAGCTGAGTTCGATTCTTTTATGCTGTTGCTGCTCGGGCGTGCAAAGATATTGTTCCTTATTGCAAGATTATCACTGAGGGTCACGTATAAATTGTGGTTATACGGCGTTGCTTCCCCCGCCACAACCGGCTCTGTATTGTCTGATACGTTTAACCAGCCATTGTGATCGAAAATGTTTTCCTCAATAATAAAATCCCTAACGTACATTAAAAATAAACCCTGCGAGTGGGCTGTTGATCCAGAATAGTTATTCAAAAATGTATTGCGCCGCAGAGTAAAATCTGAAATAGCTCCTTTGTCATAAGCCTGAATTGCATTATCTTTAAAAAACCTGAACGAACATCCCTCTATCAATACCGAGTGCATTACCCTGCCAGGCCCAGCATACCACCAAAGCCCTTGGAAATTTGTGCCATTCACATAATCAGGCGAAGCCGGATCACGGACAGAGGCGTAAAAACTAATCCCAGATATCGCAAAATATTGTGTATCCAAGCTGGATGTCGTCCGTCCAAATACCTGCGAGTCGTAAACGGATGGAGGTTTAAACACAGGCATATCGCCGAGGCCATATGCGGCTATAACGGCAGGTTCGCTCTCGCTTTTACCGCTCCTGATCGAGCCAAACGTTACATTGAAGACAGACCCCCGTTTTATTAAAATCCAATCCGGGTCGCCAGTTGCTGTTTTCGATATCGCGGTTGCCATGGTCGCACACGGAATGACTGTGCCCGCAGGGTTGAAAGGATCAGGCCCCATGGTCTCGCTCGACGTACGATAACTGATACACGTAGTATCATTCCCAGAAACAGTATCGACATATACAACATCGGTGTCAGCAGATGGAGTGAATATTGTCCACCCGGCTGTGTCTTTTGGTAGATTTAGCTGTCCAGCGTGTGAGACGTGGCAAAGAAGCACCACGGCTGCAATTTGCAAAAGGACTTTCATAATCCACTCACAGGATATACATAAATATCGTTGAGGTATGCCGGGTTGGTAATAGTAGGAGACAAAGCCCGGACATACGTTGGATTTACCGTAAAAGCTGTAACAGGGGTGGTATCCTCATCAACTTGCCATGCATTATCCCCAACCTTCACCGCTATCTGGTTATTAGCAACAGACCATCTGGCGCGAATTACTGTAGGGGTTGCTGCTGATACACTGGCGGTGGACGCCATGTTGACAATTTGAGTGCCATTGCCGCCTATATGTAGGAATGTAATTTTACCAGTAGAGTTGGCGGCTAGAGTAATTTCATCGTTTGTAGCTATAGTTCTGACTATGCTGTTTCCGCCTGAAATTGCACCAAAATACACGGTTACGACAATTTCACCCTCACTGCCGTTGATGAGTTCGCTAGCCGATCCTGACCATAGTACCTGTTGGCTATTTGCTGTTCCTTTGGCTACAATACCACCGGACCCTCCGAAACTCGCTGCCGGATCTGAAGCGCTATCTACGAATGTCACACCGGTAACTGACGGGGTAACAGTTCCGGATATTTTACACCCGATACTGTTTCCAGTTGTGTGTTCGCCAGTCCACATAAAACTGGCTGTGCCTATGTTTGAGCAGTCTGTGTAGACTGGACTGCCCCCCACAGGCGCACTCGCAGTAACCCCAGCAATAAACCCCGGAGGGAATGCCCACGCCTGAGACGAGACGAAGCAAAGCAGTATCGTAATGAAAAGTTTTCTCATATCAGTTCGCCGCAAATGTTGAGGTTCCGACGGCAACGGCCTTGCACATCCAATCGTAAGCATCAGTCTTGAATGTCCAGCAGGCAAATGACTGGCCAATCTGAGCCACAGTCATCCTGGCATAGCCGTTGTCTGAGCCTGCCGCTACAGTGCCGTCGGCGGCCAGTAGGTAGATTTTATCAGACGATCCAGCTCTGACTCCCCACTTGTTGCTCTGGGCCGTGCCGACATTGAACAGTGCTGTGTACCCAGCCGCAGCAGTAGGCAGAGTGAGCGCTATGTCAGCCGCCGCCTGTCCAGTATTGTAGACAATGGTTGAGCTTACTTCGGCGGCAGTGAGAGTGTCATCAGCGCTACCGTTTACTTCAACGGCTATCGCTGTCGCTTTCGGTGCAAGTGCCTCATCCATCTGCTCGTATGTCGGAGCAATTTTTTGCTTGTCGGCTGTCGGTGTGGTGTCGCTGATAATCGGTCTGAGCGGAGTAGCTGTACCTGTGCCTGACCCTGCACCCGAAGCGGTAAACTCTACTCCTATTGTATTTGCAGATGCGCCGATTGTGGTGAAATCTGTGGTGCCAACCGCTGTAATTACGTAGACAACTCCGGTTTCAAATGCCCCGGCTGTTTGCTCAGCACCTGTTATGGTTAGGTCAGCGTAGGTAGCGGCGTTGAAGGCTATGTTGATCTTGTTGGCTTTATCTGCCAACAGAGCATCTATTTCAGTCTCGGTGTAAAACAGCAACCCCAATTGCGTCTTGTGAGCCGCCCACGTTTGCCAAATCTGAGCAGCGCCGTTCCACCCGTAGACCTGATCCGTATCAGTAAAATCGGTCCCGTAAGAGATTGCCGGAATTGCCAGCAACGCGATAATCAATGGCGCGAATATTTTTTTCATTTTAACCTCATGCTGGATTGTAAGCTGGTGAGTCATCTGGATTATACATTAAGCTGTCGTCAGGGTTTACTGCCTGTTCTATTTCACTCGGAGGCAACACTTGCACCCCCGGCACATATTTCAGTATCTCAGCATCCGCGCAGGATTTGTTCCAGATCTGGATCATCCGCACATAGGTTTCATGCAGCGTGCCGAGGAAAATCTGAAAACTCTCAATCGGGTCAAACTTGCCATCAGAGGTTTCGAGACTGCTCCAAACTATTGACGCATCATCTGGTGACATATCGGGATTGTACAGCCTGCTGCCGACCTGAAACTGTGTGCCGTCTGCACTCGTCCTCATGCAGACAAGGAGAGGTTCGCCATCATTGACAGAGGCTGCCATGCTGGCGTAGTTTGCTCCTCCATCGTTACTCACCACCGTCATCGACGACCCTGATTTGGCCATGCCGAGAGGTACATATCCTGCAACTCCATTAGCGGCCATAACTGGGATGTTGAAGGTGTTATCGGGGAGGTCAGCACCGTTGAATCCGGGAACTATCAAGCAGGCCACGGTCATAACTGCCTTACCGAAAACAGCAGATGTTCCTATGGTTTTCGCATACGGCATCAGCGAGCCAGTGCGAGTTAGATTCTCCCTCGTCATTGCAAACGTCCGAGCAGACTGTCCTACATATTTGATGACGCTGAAACTCGTTCCAGCACCTGTAGCTGCGCGAGAGGTTGAAACTCTGTAGACACTGCCGGAAACAAGCTCCACTGTGGCAGGGGTAGTAATGAAGGTTGAGTTCATCACAAAACCGAAATCTCCGGTACTGCTGGATGTCCCAACAACAGGCGCACCGCCGTCATCCATGCGAATGTAGACAGAGAAAATCTGTGCCGTAGCTACATTATCCACCGGCTGCGAGGCGTATCTCTGAACCGAGTTGTTACCGAAAACCACAACATTATCAGCAAATGCGGCCATCTCGCCGCTTGCTGCTGCAATGGATACATTCAGGTTTGAAGGTACGTGCGCCAGTAAGCTCGGTTCTGAATATGGAATAAACTGTGTATAAATCCCAGAACCGAGCGCAGCCAGTTCCGCCTCGGTCATGACCTTGCTGATCTCCTGCCCCGCTGCAACCTGCCCGCCGATACCCCAGAGATAACCTTCAGGGGAGAAATAGACGTGCGGGCCGGGTGAGTCTACGCCGTCTCGGTCTGGGGTGTCGGCTGTCTCGCTGTAAGTGAGAGGGTCTCCCTTGCGAGGGCGAAGGGCGTTGGTGTCTATGACTGTCGGAGAGAGGGAGTAATAGTAGAGCAGGTCTGCTGGATACGGCGAAGCGGCCGGAGAGAGCGGCCCCCCACCAGCCGCAGAGAAAACGTCAGCAAAGGGGTTGTAGAACTTACTCACTGATTTCCACCAGGGCGACGCCGATGGTGGCACCTACAGACTCAGTCTTGACGAACTGCAGCATGACAGGCGATGGGATGGTAAGGGGTTGGGAGGTGGCTGAGATAACCACTGCGTCGCCGGCGGCGTCGTAAAGGGGCAGTACTGCCGAGGCTGTGCCATCTGCCGCCAGAGCGGTGACGATGTTGACTGCGATGGTGTTGGCCCCGAACGGCCCTACTGCGTGGATGGTCTTCGGGAAGGGTCCACGGGTGAGGTGAATAACCTCGGAAGTTTTGGCTGTGGTCTGCGGGTCGATGATAAAGCCCATGGTATCTCCTTGAAATTACTTCAGAAGTTGATCTGTATGTTGATCTGGCCTGTGGATGAAGTATCCGTGCCGGTGTCTTTCGTCGGTTCGAGTTTGCCCCAGCGCACTACAGATTGAATCGCATTCAACCGGGTGCTGGCTGGGGTCTTGTCGTCTTGGATCATCTCGTCGATGTCCGTCAGGTAAGACTCGGCAAGGACCTTGGCTTTGGCGGCAAAGGGCACGCCGTTCTCCCGCACGTCCCGCATGGTCATGGCCAGCTCCCGACGGAATGTAGGGACTGAGGACAGGATGTCGTACTCTGCTGGGGTGATGTCGTACCTCTCAAGGATCTCCCCCAAGCCGTCCACACCGATAGCCAGGTCGAGGATCATCCTCGGGTCCCAGGCGTTAGCGGCAGGAGATTCCGCTTTCAGTGCTTTTTGGACGGCTCGGAGAGAGAGGGGGGAGGGAGGGAGCTGCGGAGACCACGACTCGCTGTCGTCGGAGGAGAATATCCCCTCGAAGTCTGAGTCCAGCAGGTCGTTGAGAGTAGAGGTATCCATATCACAGGGGATACAACAAAATGTTACATATTGCAAGAGGAAAGTATCGGGAGGTTACTTTTTGTGGTGGTCTGACTTTTATTTACTTCGTTTCTGTACTGGTGAGGTTGTTAGGATTTTTGTTGTTTGGTTTACAACTTTTAGAGGGGGGAGGTCAAAATTTTTGGTGTTGCTGGGTTTTTACTTTGTGTAGCTTGGTTTACGGTTTTTGGGGTTCTGGGGAGGAAATTTGTCAGGGTTTATGGTAAGTAAGCGAAATTACATTGTTTTGTCGGATTTTTGGTTTTAGGTGTGTGGGAGCATGAAAGAAGGCACGGCCCCCGCGCAGCACAGCCCCCATCGGCCTTCCTAGAAAACATCTTTTTCCTGCACACCTGGCGCGCGGACCACATAGAGCTGCAGCACTATAACATTCGGCAGACGGGCAGACGGGCAGACGGGCAGACGGGCAGACGGGCAGACGGGCAGATGATCCGGGAAGTATCCCCCGAGATACAGTAAACAGAACAACACAAAGAAAACAACTAAAAGTGTAAACGGGCTATCTTTTTATTTGACATAACGAGTATGCTTTGCTATGATAAGGCATAGGATAAAGAAAGGCTGTAACAAACCTTAACAATGGAGTGAGACTATGACAATAACAAAGAACATCAACGGCTACTATGTCATATCCGACATAGTAAGGGGACATCTTTTTACTCGTGTATACGCTGGATACACTAAATGCGAAGCTATACGACTGTTTAAACAGGACGTTAAAAAGGTAAACTCATGATACTAGAACTCACTGAACAAGATATCGAGGAAGCTTTACAAGCAATTCAACCTTATTTGATTGAGGCGACGAGATGAAGTACTTCCTGTTAATCCTCTTGTGGAGTTTAGTCCCTGGCTATTATCTTTTAAACGCTTTATTGAATGGGTGATGAAATGAAAACAACCTTGATCCGATCCGCCTTGAAAAAGCTTCTTAAACAATCCGGTTACTACCGGTTATCCGTGCAAGCTCGCTTGCATCTGGTTCACTATTATATATTTGAGGTGCGCTAATGAGAGACTATGAACAATTATTGATCCCTGACCATTATCTCCCTGAATACATCGACACGCCGGACGACGAGATGGAGCTGGTAATTGAGGAAGACGAGGAAGTTGTTTACGAATTAAATTTTGATTGAAGAGGATAAATCATGGCTGAAAAATACCCAAACCGCTGCACGTTCTATGTATCTCCGAGGATCGAAAACAATGAACCGATGGGTGATACTCCCTTCTGGAAATGGTTACAGAAAAACAAGCATAAACGGTTTGTTGAAACTTTGAAAGAATACCTTGCCCCGCAGGGCTTTGACATTACCAAGCATGTCCTGGAGGAAGATCAGATTGCGAACCATAAATGTACATATGAGCATTTTTGGTGGTGTTATTATGATAAGAAAAAAGGAGGTAAGTGATTATGAAAACAGGTGATAGAGTAAACACACCGGACGGCCTTGGTACAATCAAAGACGTTGAACAGCTTGAAGACCACAGAGGGTCTGGAAAAATGGTTTACACTGGCCGGTATGGTGTGCTGCATGATGTGTTCCCGAAAGGCAAACCGCGGCATCTCTACAAAGATGACATACTGTACTACGTAGAGCGGGAACTGACTATGATCTAAAGTATTGATGGATTGCAGGGGATCGACAACGGTCCCTTGTTACTGCAGGGAAATTAAAATTTATGGAGGATAAAATCATGGCCGACAGAATAACCCAAAAAGACCTGGAGCAGATGGTGCGGAGGATAAACGAGACCTTGGGCCGACCTTTGGAGACCTATACCAAAGACGAGGACACAGGGAGGTATAAGGCCAATATCGGTAATTTTCACCTGTCCGGCGCGTATGGCGGCGTAGCCCTGGAAGAAATGGAGAGCGAAAGCGGCGGAGTCCGGCGCGTATCCACAGGCGGCTACGGCACGAAACGCGAACTGTACAGGTGGATGGACGCGTATTTGAGGGGGATCGAGCAGAGCCGGGAGAACGAATAGAGTAACAAAATGTTACACTGAATGTATACTCCTGATACACGCCTCGGAAATGCCTAACAAAGTCAGTTTTTAGGGGTGTGTATCAGGATGTTACTAGGTTTTGTATGCGGAGTTACAATGGGTCATTTTGACCCACCAAGGGTGCCGTAAAAATGTTGCACCTAGTTGGGAAAAATTCTCAGGGTTGTGTGATTTCACTACTTTTTCGTGTTACTGGGGGTGTATAGTGACGATACACTGGAGGGCAAAAAAAGGCAAAAATCGGAAAATTTAGCAGGTCCGGTTTACAGAACTGACAACATGTGTATATAAGGGCGGAGAGTCGTCTAAAAGTTAGGCGATTTTTGCGGATGCCCAGCGGGATTGGGGTACAGAGGAAAAATGTGCTTTAGTAGTAGTAGATATCTTTTATGAATACATATAATAAGACATTTTTTTCTCGTTTTTTCGTGGAGCGCTCCGCCTGCACACCCGCACCCTCCAGAAATTCTCAATTCCTGTCTCTACCTTGAAAAACTGTATTATTATACTAGTTGGCGTAGTTCCGTGCTTTTTTGATGATAAAATATGGGCACCCTAACACCACCACACGCTAGTTGCCGGAATTATGGCAGAAAAACAAAACAGACAACACACGTATATAATCTCTTGACAACCCTACTCCATTGCTGTACTATACAGACATACAGTAACATAACTTTACATAGGAGAGTAAAGACATGGGATCAACCACCTTCACCATCAAATCCTTACCTAAACTGGATAAACTCGCTGAAACCCTGTGCAACTACAACATCCCTTGGGAGATGGTCCGGACTGATCGAGAAATAACTTTATCTACCGAAGATCTAAAGCGTGTGCAGGAAGAAATACCGTTGAATATCAGGTTATCTTTTCCACCGTCAGTATTTTCATACTGTAACAACCTCGGAGAGAAGGCCGGCGACACCTGGACCCCACAATACTCCCGCTGGAGACACGGCGGATGGTACGTGAACAACGTCAGGCACAAAAGTGGAGCCTGTGGCTGCGTCAGTAACAATTACGACGACAAAAAGTGGCGGATCGTCTGCGGAGATGAGAACCTTACGTTCTCCACAAGAGACGAGGCTGCAAGGGCCGAAAAACTGCTTGCCGACGCCAGCAACGAACAAAAAGCAGAGCGCGGCTGGTGGACGCTGACCACTACAGGCGTAACCGAACTTACTGACGCCGACCTTGAGCACATTGCCGCCCTTATTAAGGAAGGCTACCAGTCCGGAGAGCTTGTCCATGAGCCAGAAGGGAGGGAGGACTTCGTATGACCCGCATCAACCTAGTCGAGCCAGCGGAGCTGTGCGACCAGCACTTGATAGCCGAGTGGCGCGAGCTGACAAGAATACCCAACGGTATAGTAGCTGGTAAATACACTGTCAACCTGGCGGAGATCCCAGAGCACTACACCGTCAGGACGGAGGACAACCCGGACGGAGGCAAGGGGCACGTGAAGTTCTTCCTCAACAAGTTGAGGTTCCTGTCGTATCGGTACGAAGCAATCCGGGAGGAACTGTCTCAGAGAAACCTTGCCAGCCGCAGCATGTGGCCGGTGCTTAGTAATGGGTACTTCAAACTGCACTGCCTCTGGTAAGACTACACACCGACACCCGAAGCTCTTGCGCTCAACCGTAAGCGCATAGCAGAGCGGATGCCTAAACAACCGAGGTACGCAGGGGAGAAAACTATGCCTGATGAGGCCAGTCACTGGCAGCACTGGAGCGGCCAGGACACAGAGGCCGTAGGATGACCATCAACTAAAGGAGGCCCACCATGACCAGCCGCTAACCCCGGCACCAGTACCCCAAAAACCAATCACATATCGTGCCAATTCACAGCCCTGTCTCTCTCACTGGGAGGCAGGGCACCTTTACAGGAGAGAAAACTATGGCTACTAAATTCGTGCAGGAACAACAGCGTCTGGAAAGTGAATATACTCACCGCGGAAGGGTTTTTGCTTCCGGGCATACATTTGCCTACGGTAACGGTCGCGGGCTGCGCGGTAAGGCCGCAAAGAAAGCGCAGAAACGGGCGACACATCAGCGGCGGTACTACGCTGCCATGCGCAGTGCATAATCCCTAACCTCAACCAAGGCAGGAGGTAACACAATGGACAAGCAGCCCACACCGACTGCCGCACATCTGCTTTTCTTTAGAAAGCATTTCTCCTTGAGCCAGGAGGCAGCCGCCGACCTGGCAGGAGTGTCCCGAGTCACCTGGTCACGCTGGGAGAAAGGCCACACGCCGATCCCTGGCCATATGCTGCACACCCTGAGGGGGATGGGGCAGCTCTTGAAAGATATTCAGAAGAGGGAGGAAGGGAAATGAAGATTGTCACCTTAGCAAACGATTTTCACAATGTTGTAACAACGCTCAGGCCTAAAAATGGGAGATTGAGTGCACGGCAGGTTAAAAAAGTCAGGAAGGCACTTTGCGGGATTGCCGGATGTTGCTGCGGAGATGCCCTGGGTCGTCGCGGACCTCAGGAGAATGAGATTGAAGTACTCATTGATAGCCGCACAGGAGAAGTGACCGGGGCACTCGTTTGCGGAGGCAACTAAGTCATGACACTCCAAGACACCCTACGCCACTTCAGAAACAAGTATGCCCTGACCCGCCCACAAGCCAACGACTTCATGTCGTGGCCCAAGGCTACCTGGACCCATGTGGAGGCAGGCAGGGCAGAGCCGCCGGACGACATCGAGGAGAAACTCGCACGCCTTGCAACGAAACTCGACCTGGTGATGACCGCACCTGTCAAACGCTGCCCGCACTGCAAGAAAGACGTAGCCCGCTGGGCTGCAAACGGAGGCACCCACTGCCCCTACTGTGCCCGGATATTCAGGAGGTCGAAGAAAACCAAGATATTCGTGCACCTCAAACGCAAACAGCCCAGCGGCACGGATCTGGACCGCAAGGCCCTGGTCGAGCTGGGGTACACTGTTGACTACAAACAGAAGAGAAAAAGGAGGGAGAAATAGTGCCCTACAAAAGAAAGAAACCCTTTTTCCAAAAATATCAAACCGCTCTTATCAACCTGCTGACCATCCTTGTCTTCGCAACCCTGGTGCTGACTGCGATCATGCTGACCCCGAGGGCGATAGAGCATCTGCAAGGTCACGATGTGACCGTAGTCAACGAGGAGGAGAAACGATGAAACTGTTTTGCAATTGCAACAGTAAGTGGATAAATTCGCTAAGCCCTAATGCATCACGGCAGCTTGTAGGGCCGGAAACTCGCACAGGGCACACGCTCGGAGGCTGCCCTACTTGTGGACTGCGTTACTGGATCGAGGCTGATTACGAGAACATGATGCACGACCTGAAGAGCATGAACACATGACACCGGCAGAGATAAGAGACCTCCGCCGTATGCTGGGCCGGACCCAGCGAGGCATGGCCGACATCATTGAGACCACCAACGTAACCTGGGGCCGGTGGGAGAGGGGGGAGACCGTCCCCCTGCCGGTCTTTGAGGAGAAACTGCAAAAACTCTTCGCTTTTGCGAAGAAACAGGAAGAGGAGGGAGAGAATGAACTATGACCAACTGAAAAGATACGACCTGACGCCGGATGAAGCCCGACTCATACTGGACTGGTTTGAGGCCGCTGCGTCAAAAGCGTTGGAAGACGGTATTAGGCTTGTCCAAAAAGACTACGTCCTCGCCGGAGCCCTTTACAAATTCAGAGGCCAGCAACCGCCGCCAAGACTCCGCCATTTAATTCCTGCGGAATCTCCTCAAACCCTCCCAGCCGGTCAGATGCACCGATGGTTGCTCGACCACAAGTACACTCCTGATGATACAGGAGCATGGGTGTCTCCTGACGTTGGCCTTGATTTCATGCCCGGGATGTGGCAATACTGCGGCGGCACCGACCTGGGCGGCTTCAAGTGGCCGCCTGAATGGTTCGTGAAGGGGGAAAGCGCGTGAAGATCCTTATAGTAGGCCCGGACACAAAAACAACCCGATGGTTCTATGACATCCTCAAGGCCGCACACCCCGGCGTAGAGATAGTCCGGCAAGATGCGTTGCCAGACCCTGGGGAGGGGCAGCAAGTAACAGGCGCGTGGATAGACGAGGCGGCGGATTTCCGACCGACAGGCAAAGACCTGGTGGAGAAAGCTATGTCTCATGTGGAGGTGTACAATTTCTCAAAGCTGGAAAAAGTTATGCACCCTTGGAGCCGGAGAAAGAAACGATGAGAGACCGCACTGGAGCAAACAATAGCAACTACAGACACGGAGAGTGCGTCGGGGGCACTTCGAAGCTATACCAAATTCACAAAGAAATAGTGCGCCGATGCACCTGCCCCGCGCATAAGCGGTACGCTGACTATGGCGGTAGAGGGATAGATGTTGACCCGAGGTGGGTTGCCGACGTGCAGGTATTCATTTCCGATGTAGGGGAGCGACCGAGCAGTAAGCACTCCTTAGACCGCAAGAATAATTCCAAGGGGTACTGGCCCGATAACGTGAGGTGGGCAACCCAGACAGAACAGGCAAATAATACGCGGATGAACCGGGTACTCACTTGTGAGGGCGTTGCAAGAACACTGAGTCAGTGGGCTGCGCATCTGCAAGTACCGGTCACTTCAATACATTGGCGACTACAAAACGGTTGGGGTGAGGAGCGAGCCTTGACTACTCCTTTTAGGAGGCGCAAGTGATCAGAACTATTATAGATTTCGAGAGTGCCTATGGCAAGCATCCAGAGACCGGGGAGAACATCACCCTGTCCAAGATGACCACGGAAGAATATATAAGGCACAATAAGTTCAAAGTACACGGTCTGGGCGTCAAAATTAACGACGAGCGCTCGTTCTACGTGTACGGGCAGGACTTAGTACATTTTCTCCAGACACACCCTTGGAAGCGATCCTACGCCATCGCGCACCACTCTCATTTTGATGGGGCTATACTCTCCTGGCGGGCAGGTATTCGTCCGCTGTTCTGGGGCTGCACCCTCTCTATGGCCAGGGCGCTGTATCCGCATGAGCCCTCCAGCCTGAGCAACGTCGCCCGCCTGCTGCAGATAGGAGAGAAAGGCCATGAGCTGGTCAACTTCGCGGGGAAGTGGACACTCGACGCAGCGGAGCAGGCTGTCCTGGGCTCCTACTGTAAAAACGATGTAGACCTTACGGCGGACGCGTTCAACGCTATGAAGAAGCATTTCCCGGTGTCTGAGCTGAGGTTGATCGACCTGACTATCCGCCTGTTCACCGAACCGGTCCTGAATGTTGAGCGCGGGGTGTTGATCGACGAATATAAGCGGGAGCGCAGGAGCAAGAGAGCCTTGCTGAAAGCCTGCAACACTGACAAGACCGTCCTAGCCTCCGGTGATAAGTTCGCCGCCCTTCTCCTTACCCTGGGGGTGGGCCCACCGAAGAAACTCAGCCCCTCGAAAGTAAAGGACGGCAGGGTGAACCCAGAAGAGGCGGGAGAACCGCCGCAGGGCATACTGCCCAGCTTTACCCCGCCCAAGGGCGCGACGGCTGACGAGCGCCTGCTCCTGAAGGCCGAGAAGAACGCTTACCCATGGGCCTACGCCTTCGGCAAGAGCGATGAAGGGTTCAAGATGCTGCTGGACCATCCTGACCCGCAGGTGCAGGCTGTAGTGGAGGCCAGGCTTGGTGTGAAGTCCACCTTGAAGGAGACCAGGAGCAAACGGTTCTTCAAGATTGGCACCCGTGGGAAATTCCCAGTGTACCACAACTACTACGGAGCCCGGACAGGCCGAGACAGTGGCGGGGACAAGCAGAACACCACCAACCTGAACCGGGTGAACCCGAAAGACCCGACATCCGGAGCCCTGCGCAAGTCCCTCTGTGCCCCTCCAGGCTATGTGCTTGTCGTCCGCGACCTCGGGCAGATCGAGGCGAGGAAAATCGCCTACGTCGCCGGCCAGGAGGATCTGCTCAACCTGTTCAGGTCCGGTGGCGACCCGTACAACAGGCAGGCCACGGAGATCTACGGCTATAGTGTTGACCGTAAGCTGGCGGATATGTGGCTGGAAGGGCTGGTAGGGAAAGCCTCGGTGCTCGGTAACGGGTACGGCATGGGCTGGGGCAAGTTCCAGGAGTCCCTGCGGGTGGGCTTCATGGGTATGCCCTCGTTGCTGTTTGACCGGGCAGCCGCTGAGAAGTTGGGAGCCGACATCGACGTGTTCAGTATGTCCCGGAGCTACAAGAAAGGCTACGGCACCTTGCGGGACGAAGCCCTGGCCGTAAAGCCTCTTAACGTGAGCGAGGAAGCCCACCTGTGGCACTGCGCGGCGGTCAAGCAGATCGTAGACAAGTACCGGGCCAGTAACAAAGCCATCGTCTCCCTGTGGGGCGAGGCCGGGGCGGCACTCAGTGCGATCGTGCAGGGTGAAGAGAGGCCAGTCGGCAAGCGTGGGCTGGTGTCCACCTGTAAGGAAGGGTTCCTTCTCCCCAACGGCATGAAGATCAGGTACCACAAGCTGCGCAGCAACGAGAGCGGCGAGTTCCGCTACCTGTCCAACGCCCGGAAGAAAGAGTGGTCGTACCTCTACGGCGGTAAAGCGGTGGAGAACATTATCCAAGCCCTGGCCCGGATCGTCCTCACCGACCAGATGCTGAACATCGACGGGTGGCTCAAGCTGCAGCGTAAGTACGACTCACGGCGATACTATCAGGTTGTTACGTCGACCTACGACGAGGTGGTGTGCTGCGTCCCTGAGTACCGGGCAGAGGACTGTATGGAGATGATGAAGACAGAGATGGCAACCGCCCCTGAGTGGTGCTACGACCTGCCTTTAAAAAGCTCGGGCGGGTACGCAGTCAGTTACGGGGACTGCGAAAAATAAACAGGAGGGGAGTATGCCGGAAACAAGAGCAGGCCGTTCGTGGACAAAGGAAGAGGAAGAAGACCTTCTCTATAAGCTCGCAGAACTGGTCGATGATTACTCTTTGCAGGTAAGGCGTACCCCTGGAGCAATAGCAGCCAGAATGGAAAAACTCCTGGATGGTAGCGCTGTACACAAAGCCGTCCGAGAGATCAGGAACGACCGGAAATATTATTCATAAAACTTAACAGGAGAAATGCTATGGAAGAGGAAATAGTAGCAATATTTACAACAGAGACAGCGCGCTGGAATGAGAACCTTGAAGAGTACGTAGATCGTGAGTCTCGCACAGAGGTGAAAGACATAAAGATGGTCGTCGAAACAAGAGACGACAAAGCGATCCTTCGTTTCGTCGGAGGGCCTACAGGGTATGAATCATATTACATTGAAGACCTTGACGGATGGAAAGACCGAGTCGGGAGCTTCTGTATCTGTGGAGGGACTGTAAACCGATGGCCGAAGTGTGAGGTGCATTGGCCTGACGTACAGAGGTTCCTTGTAGCAAACGGCTTCTAAAAAGTAATCCCCCTAACGTTTTCAGTTGACATAAAGTTGTCAACCGTGTAACATTCGGTTCGTGCGTTACCCTACGCCTCTGCAGGACTAAATCTCTGGCTGGGACTGACTTTCCTGCAGAGGCGTTACCTTTTAGGAGAGAGGTGTGAGATGGACGTTCGTCAGGATATACTTGATTTTATGCTGCACAGTAACTCCAAAGTAATGCTTGCAATAAAGGAAACCCATTACATTAACGGAGCGATTTACCATGCAGCCGGTTTTGACACATCAATAGCGTTGCAGTCTATAGTATCTCCGGATGTGCTAGTGCTGGCTTCGAGAACACTTCCAGAGAAAGGGGTGAGCGCCGTTGGTAAAGTGATGACTCCACAACTGTTCGCTAACCGGAGGCCAATTCATGTTGGGCCAATACTTTGGATGTACGCTTACCGGAGAAACGGCTCGGTAGTCAGTTTGACTTTCCTCCCCAAAAAAGATCAGGAGCCCCTATGAACTTCTGTAAAAACTGCGCGAATTATTGTGAGGACTTCGGCACCTGCCGAGCGGCCCGGGCACATCGGGACCTTGTCTCAGGCAGGACGTTTACATCCAATAAACCTGTCCACGAGATGCGCTACAGTGAGGCCTACTGCGGCTCCACCGGGAGGTGGTTCGAGAAGAAGGAGGAAGGGAAATGATGAAATACATAGTAGAGCATGATTTAGTCACAGTGTACGACGAGGCTGAGTATGCCTCGGCAAACATGTTTCGGGCGTCAAAGGTAAATACGGTGGGAGACTTGCACAACTATTTAAATACTGACCCCCACCCTGAATATCGGCTTGTGTCTTGCCAGTTTACATCAACAGGAAAATATGAGCTTGTCTGGGAGCGCAAAGAATGAAACTCAACAAAAAAGGAAGGCCGTTCTCCTGGTCTTTCTCCTCCCTGACCAACTTCGAAGGCTGCCCAGCCAGGTATGCCGCCGAGAAGTTCTACTGCACCCTGCCATGGGTAGAGACTGAACAGCAAAGGTGGGGCAACCGGGTCCATAAGGCAGGAGAGAACTTCATCAAGTGCATCCCCGATAAGGACGACGAGGCCCTCGCCCCTGTTGAGGCGTATGTAACAGCCATGATACGCTCCGGCCATCGCCTTGAGCCCGAGCTTGAAGTTACGCTTACGCGTAACTTGACCCCCACATCGTGGTTCGCCAAGGACGCTTGGTTCAGGGGGAAGTTGGATGTAGTCTTGACGAAAGTCAAGGAGAAAGCCGTTGTATACTACGATTACAAAACAGGCAAGATCAAAGACAGCCCGGACCAGCTCAGGATCTGCATAGCAGCCCTGTCGGTCCTCAGACCGCAGATCGAGAATTTCGACGGTAAGTTCATCTGGACCGCGCACAAGCAAGTTACCGGGATAAAACCTATCTCGAAGTCCGAGATCCCTTCGATCTGGCAGGAGTTCCTGCCCCGGGTCGAGCGGATGGAGCAGGCCTGGGAGAGTGAGAACTTCCCGTGTCGGCCCGGACCTTTATGTCCTTGGTGCGCAGTCCCTAACTGTGCCTGCAAAGGCGAGGAGAGAGGAGAGTATGAAAAGTATACTGGATGCAGTAGGGATGTACAAGGTCGGAGATAAAAAGTATCCAAAAGTAAAGGTTGGCAAATTCACAATTTGTCGGCAGGACGAAGTAAGTGTGTGGATACAGGCCGACGAGAGCGGAGAAGGCGGGCAATTCAGTGACGCTCTTTTTGGGGATGTGGTTGCTGCTTTTTACGACAAACATTTCTGAAAGACTATTATCAAAGCACAACGAGGTTCCTTATGCCAGATAACATAGTCCAACTCTTTGGAAAGTATCAAGACTACATAGAGGCCAGGCAGGACCGGGAGACCCTGCCCACTTTCGCCGAATGGCGGCGGGAGTGTGAGGAGGAAGAGGCGGAAGCGGTCAGAGTGACTGTGGAGGAGGTGCCGAGATGACAACTACATACGAGTTTTACTTGGACTGGTGCGCGCAAAGCCAGACACTCAATCAGGAGGACCTACCTACTTTCGAAGAGTGGAGGAAGGCTTGGGAAGACAGGGAAGCGGTGGAATCAGCCGCAACAAATAAGGAGATGGATAAATGACCGACGTAATGCTAGACCTTGAGACCATGGGGCGCGACCACGACGCTGCCATCATAGCCATAGGCGCTGTGCAGTTCGATCTGAAAGAGAAAACCCTCGGAAGCGAGTTTTATATTGTCGTCGATCTGGCCTCGGCAATGGCCGCAGGAGGGACGATCTCGGCGGACACCGTGCTCTGGTGGATGCAGCAAAGCGACGAGGCGAGAGCTGAGTTTAACCGTCCCGGGAAGGTCATTGACTATGCCCTGCGGATGTTCTCGGGCTGGGTGGCCGGACTCGGCCCGTTCGACGGCATCTGGGGCAACGGCGCAACGTTCGACAATGTGATCCTCCGCACCGCCTTCAACCGGCTGGATATCCCAGCGCCGTGGAACTTCCGCCAGGACCGCTGTTTCAGGACTGTAAAGGCTATCAGCCCTCCGGCGTGTTTGCACTCGGAAGGGACGGAGCACAAGGCACTTGACGATGCCAAGTGGCAGGCTCGATACTTGATGGAGGTGCTGTGATGGGCTGGCCGGAAGCGTTTTGCATTGTTGGGTGTGTCTGGGCTGTCTGCTGGTTGTTCAAATGACTCCCGAAGGACTGGTCAAGGACCAAGCAAAAAAGCTGCTCGCGCAGTATAAAATCTACCCTGCATCAAAAGTAGGATCAGGGCCGGAAGGCCGAAGTCTCCCGCTCGACGCCGCGGGCTGGTACTGGATGCCTATAAAAGGCGCTTCGTTCGGCGTCCGCGGTATCCCGGATTTTGAGGGGCACTACCTCGGACTGTACTTTGGGCTCGAAATTAAGAGAAAGACGAAGAAAGCTGAGGGTTTCCAGAAGCTTCAAGTGGAAGCGATCCAGTGTTCCGGCGGCGCATGTTTCGTCGTAGACGGACCTGATAGCCTGAAAGTGTTCGAGGGGTGGTTGGAGCGTGTAGGCAATGATCCACATCTTGAACTATCAAGAATGTTACGCAATGATTTACTGTAAAACTTTTAAGGAGGGCGGGATGATCGAGGAGATCCGACAAACAATCTATAGACAGGCCATAGATGCTGAAGAAAAATGGCTTCTCGACAGTGTGTCCGAGTTGGTCGGTGACGAAGCTCCTTTACTCGAGAGGTTGTACGATACACTCAAAGAGAATCCATCGAGCAAGGTCGCCTTCAACGCCATGAAAAGTTTTCTCGACAAGCATAAGTTGGCAATAGCCAAGGCTCCGGATCGGGCTGGCGGTACTCTCAGTTGGAGGCCTTTTAACACCCTTATACTCAAGGATGGGGTCGTTGTCAGGAGGATGTATGAATGAGACCCGACAAGCGGTTCCTCCAGTTAAGTTCTGTTGGGAATGTGGAAGAAAGCTGTACGGTAGGCACCACGTTCTTGCGACGATAGAAGGGCATCCCAAAACGCTCCACAAACAGTGCTACGACAATATCGTCCGAGAGGGAATACTCGAAGTAAGTGAGATAACAAGGAACTAAATGACCCTCCGCATAATCAACGACCACTACGTCCTGCCCACCGACGCCCCGGGCAAGCTGCAGGCCCTGTTCCCGCAGGCCAAAACAGCGAGGGTGCAAGGGCAGGACTACTGCGCGGTCCCTTTTTCTTTAGAAGCCGCCAGGATTTTGAACAACATTGGAATTCGAGCACCGTCCCCTATCCTCAGCCAGTACGACTGGCCCGGACGCTACCGCCCGAGGTGGTATCAAAAAGACACGGCGGAGTTCTTCACCCTCAATCTCAGGGCGCACTGCCACAGCGCTCCTCGGTGCGTAGACGGATCTACTGAGTTCCTTACCCCTACAGGGTGGAAGAGAATCGACGCTTACGTGGAAGGAGACACAGTAGCACAGTGGAATCCGGATACTGACCAGGCCGAGTTCGTCAGTCCGTTGGAGTATGTTGATATGCCTTGTGACAAAATGGTCCACCTGCGAACGTCTACAGGCATTGACCAGATGCTCACCAGGAACCACAGGATGCCGTATTTTGCCTGCGGAAGCACGAAGCTCTCGGAGACTACTGCAGGTGAGGTGTATCGCCTGAACCAGGCGCAAGTTTATGGGTGGAGAGGAAGAGTACCTGTAACCTTCAAAGCTCCGGATCGCCCGGGACTACCACTGACAGACGCGGAATTACGCGTGATGGTGATGACCATCGCAGATGGATGGTTTCAGAGCAAAACCCCTCGTTGCCATGTCCGGGTAAAGAAAGAGCGTAAGAAGGAACGAGCAAGAGAAATTCTCGCGTCTGCGGGTATTGAGTTCGGGGAGTACGCTAAAGATCATCCGACGGCGAAGGGATATTCTATATTTAGGTTCACAGCACCAAGGCGAGAAAAAGAATTTACACAGTTTTGGTGGGACGCTTCGCCTCACCAGCTCGAAATTATTCTTGACGAAGTGCAGTACTGGGACTCCAGCTACCGAAGATCTTCAGCGTTCGCTTTCAGTTCGTATAGTCTTCCCTCAGCAGAATTTATCCAGTATGCGGCGGTGGCATCGAAGCGAGTGGCTTCGCTGAATACTCTCACGAGAGAGCGAAGAGGGGCCGTAGAGCGGGAGCACGTTGTGTACATCAGAGGTGACGGAACGCCTTTGGGCATAGGTGCCAGACCGAGTAACAAGCAAGAAAACTCATTGATAGTACAGGCTCCAGGCGGGCGGTGCTATTGCTTTACTGTCCCCTCGACGTACTTCATAGCTCGCAGGAACGGTTGTGTGTTCATCACCGGCAACACCGGGAAGACCCTCAGCTCCCTCTGGGCCGCGGACTACCTGCGTAGGACCGGCAAGATCAAGAGGACGCTGATAGTCGCTCCGTTGTCCACTCTCTGGGATGTCTGGGAGCAAAATATCTTCGAGTCCTTCCCGCTCAGGACCTTCTGCGTGCTGCACGGTAGCCGGGAGAAACGGCTCAAGCTTATGGAGCAGCCGCATGACTTCTACATCACCAATCACCACGGCGTGCAGATCCTGGAAAAAGCCCTGGCTAAACGTCCCGACATTGACCTGGTGATAATCGATGAGGTGGCAACGCTGCGCAATACCCGGGCCAAGACCCTGTTCAAGCCGCTGAACAACGTCCTGAACCATCAAGGGATCGTCCGGGCGGCCTGGGGCCTGACCGGCACCCCGACACCCAACGAACCGACCGACGCCTTCGGCCAGTGCAAGCTGATCACGCCGGAGAATTACCATGGCCACTTCACCAGTTTTAAGCATGAGACCATGCTGCAGTTCGGCCCGTTCAAGTGGGTACCCAAGCGCGGCTGTGAGACCTCGGTAGCGCGGATACTGAAACCCTCTATCCGCTTCGAGCGATCAGTCTGCACTGATATGGAGCCCTGTTATATTGAACGAAGGGCACAGCTCTCAGAAGAACAGACCAAGGCCTATAAGCAACTGCTCCGCCAGGCCTCGACAGAGGTGCAAGGCTCAACCATCACAGCAGTCAATGCCGCAGTGCTGGCCAGTAAGATCATCCAGGTCGCGTCTGGCGTGGTTATTTCCGCTGACGGATCGCTGGTTAAGATGGACTTCGGCCCCCGGTTGTCCGTCCTTGAGGAGTTGATTGAAGAGAACGACGAGAAGGTGCTGGTCTTCGTGCCGTTCACCGGGGTCCTTGATGCTCTGGCAACCGAGCTGCGCAAGCGCTGGTCTGTGGCAGTGGTGGACGGCGGGGTGTCAGTCGGGAGGCGCAACCAGATATTCAGAGACTTTCGGACGCTCAAAGATCCGCACGTCCTTATCTGCCACCCTGATTGTATGAGCCACGGTTTAGATTTGACAGCCGCTACGTTATCTATATGGTACTCAGCGTACTGGAAATCAGAGAAGTACCAGCAGGCGAACTGCAGGACAGACGGCAGTAAGCAGACCGTCAAGATCGACATCGCCCGGATTTATGCAACGCCAGAAGAACGGCGGATCTACGACGTACTCGAAGGCCGCGGCCGGTTTCAGGATATTGTTCTCGGGCTCTCAAATAAATAGTAAACCCCCTATCAAATAATCCTTGATTTCCTTTTCAGGATGTGTTAAGTAGTAGACATAAAGAGTGAGGCCACAAAGTCGCCTCCAGTAGCCGTACAACTTACAGGAGAGAGGTATGGACAAAGTAAACTTTTTCAAAGCGCAAGAAATGCCGGGCTCCGGCAACAAGGTTCAGTCGAAGCAACTCAGATTTGTTCAGCCACTACCCGAGTACACGGACATGAAGTTCCACATGAACATGCTGGAAACCCAAGGCAAGCTGCTGGCCAAAGAATTGATATCGGTGCTTCCACAAGGAGTTGTGGACATACTCCTGATTGAGCTGCTTGACCACACCAGATCGCTGTTAAGCGTGGTTCATCCGAAGGCAAAGTAATGGGCAACAACCGACGAGAAAATTATAAATTCGATCCGCCTAAAAAGGAGAGACTGCTGGCGCAGTCGTCACAGCATTCGACAAAAATAATAGGTACGGCCAATCCGCCTTCCTTAGAGGCATCTACTTTACCCGCCTCACTGATGCTGCCGGTGGCATCACAATTGGCCGACACCGGAGAAGTTAAACCTAAAACCAAGGAGAAACCTATGTCGCAACCTGTAACAGCCGAGGTGGTTATCGCCGCCTACATCAAGACAAGGGATGAGATCGAGGCCAAGACCAAGGCTCTCAATGCCGAGCTTGCCGAACTCAAGGCCATCCAGGAGAAGCGGGCCATGTGGCTCATGGGTACCATGGACAAGATCGGCGCAACGAGCATCAAGGGCAGCGCCGGCACCGCCTTCATCGACTGGAAAGATTCAGCGACAGTCTCCGACGCCCCTGCATTCCTCGACTGGGTCCATTCGGACTGGGAAGAGAACAAGACTTTCCTGGAGAACCGGGTTTCTAAAACAGCCGTTAAACAAAGGCTCGAGGACGGCAAGACCCCGCCTCCCGGTGTGTCGTACACCAAGGTTAAGGATATTAAGATAAGAAGAAGTTGAACCAGCCTCCCTCAGAGGCATAACCAAACACCCATTCAAGGAGAATAGAAATGGCAAACGAACTTACTCTCGTAATTCCAGAAGCATCAGCAGTCCCTGCATTCCTCCGTAACCCCGAGTTGGCAAAGGCAGCCAACGAAGAGGCGGCAGCAGGCATCAGTACAGGCTTTCCAGCCCGTGTAAAACTCTCGGGTAAGCAGTGGATGCTGGTCGACGGCAACGGTGAGGAGAAACCCTTCCCGCCGGCAAAACTGTTCGCCGCACCTGATGACAATGTCTACTTCCCGATGGTCGTCCTGCGGGCTAAGAAAGCCCTCAGTAAGGCCTGGTACCTGAAGAAGTACAGCCCGAACGCTACTGACTTCGTCCCACCGGACTGCTTCAGTAACGACGGTGAACGGCCGGACGCTACCTCGCCTTCGCCACAGAGCGAGACCTGTGCAGCCTGCCCGCATAACGCCTTCGGCTCCGGCACCGATCAGGACGGCAACGCCACCAAGGGCAAGGCCTGTTCCGATGCCAAGATCCTGGCGGTCTTCGTCCCGGGCTTTGGTGTGCATTCCTTCAAGCTGCCGCCAGCATCCTTAAAGAACTTCGGGCTGTATGTCAAACAGCTCTCGGCTGCCGGCATCCCGCTCACCACGGTCAAGACCCTGGTTGGCTTCGATCTCACCCAGACCTACCCCGTCCTGGTCTTCCAGTACGGCGGCTTTATTGGGCAGGGACAGCCCGAGGACAAGCAGCGGGCCATGATCGATCACTTCGCCAAGATGGCAACCTCCGTCGAGGTGGAGGACATCGTCAATCCGATCGCCGTGCCTTCAACAAAGCAGATCGCCGCGCCTGCGGCTCAGGCTCCGCCCCCTCCTCCGGAGGACGACATGGGGATCGGTGGCCTGCTTGAAGACGGTGCTGCCGCTGCCGAGGCAGAAGCTGAGGCGAAGAAAAAAGTCGCTGCTGAGGCCGCTGCCAAGAAAAAGAAAGCCGCTGCTGACAAGAAAGCCAAGGAAGACGCTGCTGCCAAAGCTGCCGCCAACAAGACTGCGGTCGCATCCTCCATGGAGGCTGACTTCGATATGGAGATGAACGGCCCTGCACCTGACGCCGGTGCCGGCAGTGGTCCGTCGGACGACGACCTGATGAAGGAACTTGGGCTGTAATTTAAGTAGGTAAATACTCTATGCCTCCCCTTCGGGGGAGGTTCTCTCAGGAGGACGTATGCTAAAAAGAATGGCAGGCACACCGCTGCTCAAGAAAATGGAGTTTACGTTCACATGCGAACTAACAATAAATTCTCATGTAGAGGACACTAAACTCCCTGAGTATATTCAGCAACAGTTGGCAGTTATGTTTGCCGACAAGCAGACACGTGTGGCAGTTAAAAGGGTTATCCGCAACGGCGAAGGGATCATAGAGGATATATACCTAGTTTTCAACAAAGCAGTATAAAAAGGACCAGACCATGGCAACGCCAGCAAAGATCAACGCGAAAGTAGAGTATATCCTCGAAGCACTGGACAAGTCGCACGTCAGCATGACGGACTTCTCAAAACTTACCCGGGTCTCCAGGATGTCTCTGTATAAATGGAAGGCAGGGAGCAAGATCTCCGACATGCTTCGTCTCGACCTGGCGTACACCGTTGCTACACGACTGGAGAAGGCTTGCCGGTTGGGGAAACTCCCGCTTGTTGACAGGTACAAACCCGAGCCTCGCAGGAAGCTCCTGCGGAAAATCATTGCAGAGATGGCCACGAAGTAGTTATTTGTTAAGTCCCGATACACTACTCACGTGGAGGCTCAATGTTCCTCAGAAAACTCCTTCCCTCCGAAGGATATTATTGTGTAGCCATGCTGCTGCAGAGCGGAGGCTTCCGTCATTTCTGGTATCCGCACCTGGACCAGGCCGAACGGCAGTTGTCAGCGCTGAATAACGACGGCCATACTGTCTATATAGCACAGGCTACCTTCGATCCGGAGAGCATCACCGAGGCCCAGAGCCACAACAAGGCCTTGCCCAAAGGCCACAGCCGGGACCAGCGCAAGAAAGAGCGCAGCCAGGCCAACGCCATCAAGCTGAAGAACTTCTTCCTGGACATCGACTGCGGTGAGAAGTGGCCCCTGAAGAATCAGGTCGAAGGCGTGCAGGCCCTCAAACAGTTCATCGCTGACACCGACCTGCCCTTCCCGGCCGTCGTCAACTCCGGCAACGGACTGTACGCTCATTGGATACTTGAAGAGGCGATCCCTGCCAGTCAGTGGCAGACCATTGCCCAACTACTAAAAAGAGTAGTAGCGAAATACGCCCCGGCGATCGGCGGCGACTCCTCGAGGACCTCCGACTCGGCCTCAGTGCTGAGAGCCCCGGGTACCTCCAACCGCAAGCCTGGGAAACCTGAGAAGCAGGTCCTGCTCTTAAAGGATGCCGAGCCGATCCCGTTCATGGTCTTCGTCCGTGCCCTGTCCGACGCCGCGAGGAGACAGTCGATCGATAGAACGGCAGTGCTGCCGCCCAAACCCGCAACAGACATCAACGCTGAGTTCTCCGCCGGCCTTGATCTGCAGAGTGTCCCGAGCCTTGCCGATAAGATAGCCGACAACTGCGCCCAGCTCGCCGCCATGCGCGAGTCCGGCGGGAATATGTCCGAACCTGCGTGGTACGCCTGCATCGGGGTTTTGGTGCATTGCTTGGGAGCTGCTGAGATTATCCACCAGTGGTCGAGCGGCCATCCGGATTACAGCCAGTCCCAGACCGACGCCAAGATCCTCCAGTGGCAAGACGCCGGCATCGGCCCTACGACCTGCAGCAAGTTCGGTGAGATCAATGCCGAGAAGTGCATCGGCTGCCGGAGCAACGGCAAGATAAAGAGCCCGATCATGCTGGGCCGGCCGGAGCCGGTTGTTAAAGAGGTGCCAGAGGAGCAATGCACTCCACCCGACGGCTTCAAGCGCGGCGAGGACGGCCTGTACGCCGAGGAGGATGGGCGCTGGCTGCGTTTCTACGACCAGGACTTATATCCAGACGCCCTGGCCTACGACGAGAGCCTGGGCTACGAGGTGATGTCAATCAAGCACAGCCTGCCGCACGACGGCGAGATGGAGTGCACCATCCGCTCGTCCATGGTGAACGACCCGAAAGCCTTGATGACCCTGCTGTCAGATAACCACATCAAAGTAGTAGGGACGAAGGAGAAGAAGTATATGACCGCATATTTAGAAGGCTACGCCGCACGCCTGCAACGCCAGCGCCGGATGTCCATGCTGCTCTGCCAGATGGGCTGGAAACTCGACAGGGCCAGTCAGCCGATCTTCGTCCTCGGCAAGAAAATCTTCCACGCCGACGGCCGGATAGAGGACGCCAGCCTGGCACGAAACGTACCCAAATCAGCGGGAGGCTACCACTCAGCGGGCTCCTTGGATAAATGGTCCGAGGCCACTGAGATCCTCGATATGCCTGGGATGGAGCCGTTTGCTTTCGCTCTGCTTGCCGGCGGCTTCGGCGCTCCCTTGATGAAATTCACCGGCTTCGACGGTGCTCTGGTCTCAATGTACGGGCAGTCAGGCTCCGGTAAGACGCTTATGCTGCGCATGGCCCAGTCAGTCTGGGGGTTCCATCAGGACCTGATGATGCTGCGGGCCGACACTTCGAACGCCTTGATCGGCCGGCTGGGAGTCTCGGGCAACCTACCCCTGACGATAGACGAAGTGACGAACATGGAGGGCATGGTTTTAAGTGACCTCGTCTACCAGATAACCCAAGGCCGGGAGAAAGTCCGGCTGACCCGTGACGCCAAGGAGCGAAATAACATCAATACCTGGAACACCCTGGCGGTGACGACCTCCAACACCTCACTGGTAGACAAGCTCTCAGGGGCGAAACACGACGCCAGTGCAGAGATCAACCGAGTATTCGAGTATCCGGTCATGGAGCACTCAAAGTTCCGTGACGACGTCACAGAGCGCATATTCTGGACCATCCATGAGAACTACGGCCATGCCGGCGAGATCTACGCCCAGTGGCTGGTGCAGAACCACAAGACAATTAAACGACATTTGGATTTGATCAAGGCAAATATAGACTGCAAGGCGGAGATCACCGGTGATGAGAGGTTCTGGTCAGCGGTGGCGGCGGTGTCGATCTACGGCGGGCTGGTCGCCCAGAAACTCGGGCTGATCAGGTTCAACGTGCTGAACGTGAAGAAGTGGGTCGAGGCGACGATATGGAACATGCGCACTGACAAGAAAGACCTGGCCGGCGACTCGATCGGCATCCTCGGACAGTTCATTGATGACCATGCGGCGAACCGTATCCTGGTGAAGAACAACACTGTCGGCACCGGCCGCAACTGCATTATCGTCGAACCGCCGCGGGGCGCTCTGGTCATGCGCTACGAGCTGGACACCCGCCGCCTGTTCTTCTCACGCAAAGTCTTCCAGCACTGGCTGGCCAAACGCTTCGGCTCGTATACCCAGGTCAAGAACGATCTGCAGGCCTGCGGTGCCCTGCTCAACCCCAACGCCCGCAAGACCTTGGGTGCCGGCACTTTCTTCGGGGGCTCACAGCAGGTAGTCTGGGAGATCGACATGCGCAACCGTCGGCTGGAGCCGGTGGCTGTACCCTTGGTGGAGATGGCCGATGACCTGGCCAAAGACCCACGACATATGAATATTGAGGAAGTATGAGATGAAGGTATTCAGACCGAATAACAACAAACATGCGCTTGACCTAGACCCGTCGGATGAGTTCTTCAGACGTTCTCACGGGGCAATAGAGGTTGAGCACACGCTTTGCGGGTACGCCTGCGAAGAGTGGGGTTATACAGACTACACTACTGTGAAGAAGATCACTTGTCAGCATTGCCTTGAGGTAATCAGGGAGTGTAAAGGGTACAAACTATGAAACTACTGAGCGATGACCACATACAAATGAAGAAAGACATAGAGGCCTTACGACGAGGAAATACTGCGTTGCTCGAAGCACTGATGGATATGTGCGACCAGTACCTGAGCGATCTTGATGGCGACGTTTGTCACCACGGGTTCATGTCGGCCGGGGAGCAGGCGTTGGCGCTACTGGAGAAAGCTGGGATGGCCTCAACGTCTGACGGCGTAACTTACGAACTTCAGTATTCAGCGCTTGAGAAACGGAAGGAGTCCGAATGAACTCCCCGGACGTAAAACCCTGCAAGAGGCATAAGGTAGTGATTGATGGCGAAAATTTTTATCTCATCGTCGGAGACAACTGGGTCCGGGCCACAACGCCGTATGAGAACCGGCCGGAGAACCATAAACTGAGGGTGATCGTCGACACGCTGTGCGCAGCGATTACCACTGCTCAAGGTGGGCGGGAGGAGGATGAGGGATGATTAAGGCATTTATTGTAACCCTTGGGGTACTTGTCTTCATGTTCGGTTGTTTGATCAGGGGCGGAATATCTGACGACGAGGTAAGTTGGCAACTACTCCTCTTGACTGCTGTCGGGTTTATTATGATATTCGTCGGCGCATATTTTCCTAAATAAGGAGGACGAGCAATGACCTGTTCGTCCAAAGAATGAAACGGCGGCGGTGCCGGAAGAAAGGGCATGAGTGGGTGTCTGAGGAGCCGGGGCGAAAGCACTGCTCGAGGTGTAACGCTGTAAGCGTCATGTGCTACCATAAGTTCGGTGCGACGAGATACTCTTGGAGAACATTTTATATTTGAAGGAGGTGGAAGGGATGATTCATTTGTGGAGAATACTTTTGATTCTGTACATCGGAGGAAACGTAATCTATGCGTCGGCCTTCGTAGGCGAGATGCCTGACCTATCAGAACCTTACCAGTGGGACCTCCCTTGGGTCCTGTTAAGTTTTTTGGGAGTCTCTGCGTATCTCGGGTACCTTTGTGGAAGGAGCGAAGAATGACGACTGAAGTCACTGCCAGACTCGAGAACTGGGGTTTCCTCGGCAAGGCCCTGTACGGCGAGGTCTACGAGGATAAGAAACAGCGGTGGAAGGACGGCCATCCGATCAAGTTGTCACGGATCACCGTGACGCACTGTCGAGGACTGCGGGAAGGGATGATCGTCAAAACCTTAAATAGTTCCTATTTACTGGGAAAGGAGGCGGGGGAATGATACTGAATATAAAGATTGAGACAAACAGTAAGGGACTAAGCTGCTCTGCAACGGTTGACGGCGCAGACGCTTTCAGCAATGTAGAGGCCAACACCTTCGCCATAGGTGCTTTGGAGATAGCAAAGTCGTCCTTGATGGCGCGTCGATGGGGAGTGAACATCGGGACACCTCTTGTCGCACCGCCCGAGAGCACTCTGGAGGAGGATAAGCCATGAAGATAATCAAACCGAGCGTAGAGTTTTTTGGGGCGGTGCCCACAGACTACGAGAGTGCCTTGAAGTTCATCGAGAAATGTGGCCGCACCTGTTATAAGTCAGAAGACAAGATTACTGAAAATAGTGCTGAAGGATTTGTCCGGAAACTGATCAAGGCCGGGCATCTGGCTATGGTTGAGCACTCGAATTTTGTAATAAAAGCAATGTTTACTCCAGGAGATTTACGTCCATTCTTAGAAATGGGTAGATACTTAAATATAGTATCTCATCGACACGAAACTTACGTAGGCGGTAACTGGACTGCATGGTTCCAAGCTGTAAAATGTGATAAAAGTTTGTTTAAGCCATTTATTGATACAGTAGGAGTATTGTTTGATATGCCTGCTTCCTTAATGTATGGCTATGCAGATTATTGGAAAGTCTGTCCTGACGATGAAATCCCCAAGGAACTCCACCGCTACTCAGCAAAATTCATCTGTGATCGCGGAGTCAGTCATGAACTAGTGCGCCATAGGCCGTGTTCTTTTGCCCAGGAATCAACCAGGTATGTGAATTACGGCGGCAAGGATATGGAATTCATTGAGCCTTGGTGGTGGGATGGTTCTGAAGATGAAGAAGAAAGAGATTGGATGGAAACATTATTCAGATACGATGAGGATTTATATAGATCACTTATCTCCTATGGACGCACTCCCCAACAAGCCCGAGCCGTCCTGCCCAACGCCCTGAAAACCGAGATCGTGGTCACAGCAGATGCGGCCGAATGGGCTCATATCAGGAAGCTGCGGACGGCGAAAGCAGCGCACCCGGACATCCAGAGAGTAATGAACATGATGCCTTGGGAGACCTTCCTGTAAATGGAAACCAAACAAATAGAGGCAGCGATCGCACTGGCCGAAACGATGATCATGCGGGCGAAGGGGCACCTGCTGGCCCGGCAGGTAAAGTCGAACGTCAGGCACCATAAAACGTCCCGTCTGCTGCTGGCAGCGGCGACAGACCTGACCGCGCAGATCATGAAAATGAAACATTATAGAGGATAAGGAGGAAGGGGATGAGCGAAGAAGGTATACAGGCAGCGGTAAAATACGCGGAGCAGTTGGACGGATACTGGGACCTCCAGAAACGCGGTCCGTCAGAGAAAAAACGCTGCGCCCACGGAGTCTTTAAGTACGGGGAGTGCGCTGAGTGTAGGGAAGAACTGCGGGAGGCGGAGGAAGATGCGCTGATGGAGTCCGAAGGAAGAATTTGCAGCACACACGGATTTTTCACATGCAGCACATGCACAGAATGCAGAGAGAACCATCCACGACTGAAGAAACTGTATAATGAAGACGGCAGCAAGAAGGACGTTCGAGAAACTGAGTTCGCCCTCAATGCCAAGGAAAAACACACCCTCGGTGACTGCCTGGATGAGGCCAAGAAAACGATCTGTGGCGAGCGGCAGGATGTGTACGGCAGTCCGGAAGATTCATTTACGCTCATAGCCAATTACTGGAACTCCTACCTGGCAGCGAAAGATGGAATGCTTTCCGCATTAGATGTAGCCCACATGATGATCCTGTTCAAGATGGCAAGGGTGCAGGGACAGGCCCCTTGTCGTGACAACTACGTTGACATCGCCGGCTACGCATCGATCGCCGCTGACCGGTTTTGAGGAGGGAAGGATGAGTGACTTAGGTCAAGACCAATTGCCCTGGCCGCAGACAATGGACGCGAAGATCTGGGCTGATGAGTTTTGCAAACGTAACACCGCGTCCGATCACGGCACGATGCTTGGATGGTTCGCCAACGCCATAATGATTGGCTACGATACTGCGGAGCGACGGTTTCGGAAAGATGAGGCCTCGGAGTATTGCGCTCAACAGGCGGCCGAAGTCGCCGCTGATGTCAAAAACGACCAGCCACTGGCCGGCGTGCAGGTAAAGACGTATCCAGCAGAAAATCTCCGGGAGAGGGTCCTCGCAGAAATCAACACCGAGCGGGACCGGCAGGAAGTGAAGTGGGGGAGGCAGGATCATCAGCCGGAGCGATGGCTGTCTATCCTTGGGGAAGAGTTCGGCGAGGTCTGCAAGGCCATCTGTGAGGCCTCCTTCCCAGGCTACCCAACGACCGGCTACTGGTCGCAGTATCGCAAAGAGCTTATCCACGTCGCGGCCGTAGCGGCTGCAATGGCTGAGTGTTTTGATCGAGGGAGGGCGGTAGAACCTACCTACTCTACAGAGGTCGCGCAGGAAGACAGCGGTTACTGGTACGCTTGGGACTCGCACCCTGAACAGGTGGCGAAGTGTCTGCATGGGAGAACTTGGAATATTAACCGTCCTCCGTACTTTATGAAATGCCTTACTTGTGGCGCAAAGAAGAGAGAAGCAACGCGACAGGAAGTTCTCGACGCCCATAACAAGAAGGCTGTGGCGGAGGCGAGGGAGATAGGTAGGGTAGGAACTTTTCGTTTCGAGGAGGGGAATGAAGTCCTCTACGGTCAAGACTTCGACGTGTACCAGGGAGTACCTCCAGGAATAGATTTCGAAGTTACTTGGTTCACCAGTACCTCCTTTCGACTGTGTGCTCCTGGGTACGGTAAAAAGAATGACTACGGCAACGGCTGTCTGTATGTGTACCCTCGCAAGGACAAAGACCTTTTCTCTCGCCTGAAAGAAGTAGCTAGGCCAAAGGAGCCTTGACATGAGAGAACAGCGAGAAGACGAAGACCGAAGGGACTACATGCTACTCGTCGCCGCGGAGTACATTGAGCAGCACTGTCCTGAAGGAACAACCAAATATGACGACGCTGACTGCGACGGATATTGCGTGGCGGAGGACTGTCGCATAGCGTCTGAGAGTGAGGAGGAGCCCTGACATGAAAAACCTATTGACTTTCTTGGTAGCAGTCGCAGTGATTCTCGTCCTCGGCAAGATCGCCCAGAGCGCCTTCTGCTCGGCGGTCGACAAGTACGAATCCGCAGTAGCGGATACCTTCGGCCAGTGCCGGGACTACGACGTGGTGACGGACGGCACGGTATTCACCATCAGGCAGGGAGTGTACGTCAGCTCCCTGTCGTTCGACACTGCCTGGGAGGCAGCAGCCGAGGCAATAAAGAGGAAGGTATCCTGTGAGGAAGATAAAGCGCATGAGAAAAAACAATGGAGGGAGGTGGAATGATCTACTGCGCCTGTGAAAGAAGCAAAACCCAAGTGTGATGAGACCTGTAGCCGGTGGCCTGGAGAGGTAAAGCCGGAGCGAGTTGTCCTTGCTCCTTGGCCGAAGAAACCGAAAGGGCATAACTGGAAAATCATGAAGAGGGAGGAAGAGTGATGGGTTACCCAGTATTTGGTACGCACCCGATTAAGTGCGGCAAGGTAAATGGTCGGAAGCATAAGTGCACCTGGATGGGATATGAGACAGATTTAGTCCCTGTCCCTGTTGTTCCCGTACGTTCAGGTATGAAGTCCTCCAACAATGTCTGCCCAAAGTGCGGTTGTGCATCGTACTACTTCATGGACAAAAAAGAAGCTGATAAATTTACTCTCTCACATACTCGGGAATCTCGTACTGACCAGCAACCAAAGACTCCCGAGGCCCAGTAGTCCCAAGGTCTCCGACAAGAAGTTTCCGGATGGCCGGTCGGATGTCGTCGCCGTTGATGCCGAAGCGAGGCATACTCCGGTTGAACGCGCGGACTCTCTCCAGCGCGGGTGAGGCGTCATCTCCCTCAACAAAAGCCTGCGCTGCCTGCCGGATAAGTTTACCTCTTCTCTCAGAGATCTTGGTCGAGAGTTTGTTCAGGCTGCGCTCGGCCGACTGCGCCTTGGCAATCTCATCAGCGTTGAAACCCAGAGCAACGAGAATGATCTCATCCGGGCCGATGGCCTCGTCAGCAAGCAGACGCTTGCCCTGCCCGTTCTTCAGCCCGTCAGTGCCTATCCTGAGCGCTTTCAGGCCATCCTTAATCGGCTTGGGTGTCGCAGCCTCGAGTCCCTTGAGGTAATTCCCCTTGTTGACGATCTCGTCGTAGCCCTGGAACCAGCCCTGGCCGACGGAGAAGATGGGGCCGAGCTGACTGGCAGCCCACCACGCCGCCAAGTTGCGGCCGTGCAGTCCGGAAGGGGGTTCGTTCTGCATCCCGTAAATCCCTGAGAGGCCGATACGCCCTGACAGATCAGCGCCGGCGAGGGTCGGCAGGCCGGAGGCAACCACGTCACCGGCGGTCTCGCCCAAGGTCTCACGGAGCCAGTTGGTGTACATCAACTCAGAGTCGATCGGCTCATCGTCGTCGCCCAGCAGCAGGTTCATGATGGAGAACACCAGGCCGGAGAGCGGCAGCCCCATGGTGCCGGCGAGAGCAGCGGACATCCCCATGACCCCGACAAGCTCTTTGGTCGCAGCCTGTTTCACTTCAGCGCTCTCGCCCTTCACAGCGTTTCTGAACAGCATGGCGAGGCGGATACCGGTCATGATCCGGTAGTGCTGGAACTGCAGGACGACCCGGGAGAGCCCTCCCTGCATGGCGCTGCCCTTGTTCTCTTTCGAGTAGGAGTAGAGGGTGTCGTTGACCACCTCGGCAATGGTGTTCATCGTGCCGAAGAAGTCCTGCCCTTCCTGCTGCGCAAGCTCGTAGGTGGCGAGGACCGTAGCCTTGCGGGAAGCAAGCTCGGACAGGCTCATCGGCAGCATGGCGAACTTAAAGGCCCTGTTCCACAAACTCTTCGGGTCTTTACCACGGGTAAGCTCGTAGGCCTCATGCGCTGCTGAGATGTCCAGCAGGTTACGGGCCATGGCCTCACGCAGGGTGATAAGCTGCATCTGGTAGGGAGTGAAGGACTTCATCTGGCTGAGGATCTGCTGATCGGTGAACAGCCGTTCGCCCAACTCCTTGCCCCTGGCCTGCGGTACGTTGCGGTTCTCGTCGGTAACGACTTCCCGCATGTTCTTATAGACCGTGTTGACCACCGGGTCGGCGAACATCGGGTCCCGGGTGTAGTCTTTCTTGAAGGCGTCCCGGGTGCCCTTGGCAAGAGCGGTCGTTGCCTTGCCGGCACCGAACATGGTCGAGAGTTTGGGCAGGGTCAGGACCCCAAGCTGGCTCATCTGCACCAGGGCAATCGAGGGCGAGGTCATGTAGTAGGCGGTACCCAGCTTACCGAGGACGGAGGCGACAGGGCCGACCGAGACGGAGCGCAGGGCTTGGATACGGTTGCGCAGGTCGTTCAGGATATGCCGCTGCAGGGTGACATCGACCATCCCAGGCTCTCCCTTGCTTTCCATGATGTCGTCGGACAGGCTCTTAATGTCCTGCTCGATCTTCTTGCCCTGCTCGGTCCAGGCGATGTTCGAGGCATGGCGCTGCATGTAGTCCAGGTAACTGCGCAGCATTTCCTTTGAGAAACCCCTGACGTTTTTCCTCCTCACAGAGTTCTTCAGGGCGGAGGTCTCGGGCTGCCAGCGCAGCCAGATCTGGTTCATGTCGTCGGTGATGGCCTGCGCCCGCTCCTGCGCTGCTTCTACAGCGTCGGCGTTGTTCGGGTCTATCCCTGCCAGAGCTTTCTTCTCAACGGCCTCGGCCAGTTGCCCCATCAGCATCTGCGGGATCGCCACAGAGCCCCGAGGCTGCTTGTCCTTGTAGTCCTCTTTGATAGTGTCAGGGTCAACGCCTTCGGCGAGTATCACAGCCTTGTCTTCCCGGCGTTCAGCGAGCGTCGTGTAGTGTCGGACAGTGCGGAACCCCTCGATGTCAGTGTACTCCATGCGGAAGTCGCCGACCCTCGACAGGGGCCAGTAGGCTCCATGCAAGTTAGAGAAGGAGGCCTCGAACTGCGCCATCAAGTTCGCCCGAAGCTCGGAGCCCTGCGCAGATACCGACTCGATATAGGCCAGCAGGTTATTGCGCTCCCTGATCCGGACGGAGGCGATATGCTCAACCACCTTGATGTAGGCCTGCTTCAGGTCCTCGGTCTTGAGGGCGTCGTAGGCCTTGCGGGACTGAGTGTAGGCTTGAGTATATGACATACCGGTAGCCTGCTGCATCTTGGCAGAGACCCAGGCCTTCTGTGCGGCTTTGAGCCTGTCACTCTTGGTGCCGGACTCGGGTACCCATGCCTGATCATACAGATCAGCCCACGGGGTGATGCGGTTGAACGAGGCGGTAGCCGCGGCGGTGTTGAAAACATCCAGGCCGGCACCCGCCTCAGCGAGTTTTTCCGCCTGCTCGTAAAGCACGGCCGAGGTGTCGACGATTTCTGTCTTGCTGGCCACGACTGCGTCAAGGTGCTTGGCGAACTGCCTGATCTGCGGGATGGTCTTGCCGAAGGTCTGCACCAGGGTGTGCAGCGGGGTGACTGACAGCCACTGTGGGGCGTACTCAAGGTACTTTTCGTGGAGAAAGCGCTTCGGATTTTTCAGTGCTTGGACGGCGGTGTCGAGCTTTTTCTGTCCGGCCTTCAGGGTGTCGTCGATGCGGGAGAAAAGGATGTCGGGGTCTGTGACCTCCGGGGCGGCAGGAGGCTGCCGCGCCCAAGCCTGTGTCCCTTGAGTAAAGAGAGCGGACATATCCGAGGCAGTCAGCCGACCGTGGGCGATACCCAGGCGGTAGAGCGCAGCCTTGATCGCTGAGATGACTCGCTTGAACAGCGAGTGCTCGTGGTTCTTTTTCTCCTGTAGCCAGTAGGCCAGACCTTCTTCGGTCTTGACGGCGGTGGGGGTGTTGGCCGGCACCTTAGCCATGGCGGCTTGGACCGTCGGTTCGGTATTGGCCAGTCGTTCGAAATCAGCGAGGATACTGTCCTTTTGCTTGACGAAAACCTTGTCCTCTCTCAGTAGGGCGTGGGTGCCTTCGTGCAGCATGACATACTGAGCGTCTTCTGGTTTGATGTTGTCTGCGACCAGCACAACTTTCTTCTTACTGGCAAGGTAAACCCCCGCGATCTTCCGGGTCTTGGTGTACAGCGGTACCCCGGCCTCGGGCAACTGCTCAACCCCCTGCACCACCTCCAGCTTGCCCCGCCTGACGAGGTTATTGAACCCGTTCCCCAGGAAGTCCTTGAGTTCTTGCTCAACCTGCTGGGTTGTGGTGCCGGTGGCTTGGGTTTGGGAGAACAAAACTTCTTCATCCTCAACGGCCGTCAGGGCGGCGTACTCAGCCTCCGGCATCCATGCCAGCTCGGACATCGCGGTATCTGGACTGTCGTCAGGATATTTCTCCCGGTAAGCGGCGATCGCTTCGAAGGACGGAACCCTTTTAAAATCTTCTGAGACCCCGTCCTCTTTGATCACGGTGTCGATGTCTTTTGCAAGCTTTGCAAAAGCTTTTGGGACCTTCGGAGCCTTTGAAGAAGGCTTATTCGCTACTGACTGTGGAGCTTTGTAGTCAAACACTGACTGGGTCTGAGCGTCGTCGAAGGCTATGTATACCCGATGAAATCCGCTCGCTCCCCTGCGACCTCCACCAACATGCGTAATGCCGTCGTAGCCCATAGAGATGAGCCCATCCTGAACCTTCTCGGCACCTTCCCACATAGGGAGTTGTTCGTCTATTACAGACTCCTCCACTTGCCGGTAGAACTCTTCGTTCGTCGCCCCATCCTTCACCTGCGAGAAGTCGGCGTCTGGAAAAGCGCTCTCCCACTGCGCGCGCTCTCCGACCACGTCCATGTCGATAGGGTTCTTGATGTCCACATAGACTGGGTGGATGTTCGGACTTCCCCCCTTGCCCTTGGTGGTGTAGCTCGACGATATCTCTGGAGAGTCGGTGACGTATGCGCCCTTGCCGAACAGCCCATGGTCGCCGATGTACGGGTCAATTTTCTTAAAGGCTTTGGAGGTTCCGTGGAAGAACTTCTGAGGGGCTCCGGTATCGTCGGACACTACTCCAGTGACAGGATTGTGGGTATATTTTCGTACCGCTTCTTTTGAGGCAGCGGTGCCTGGTAAGGGAGTGACCCCCTTCGGTGCGCGTGTCGATGGTTTGACAGAGGCGGAAGGAGTTGCTTGCGGTATAAGCGCTTTGTCATTCAGGATAAATTCAACATTCCCTTCGATATTACGGAAAGATACAATATCATATCCGGCCTTCTTGAACGCCTTCATCCTCGCAGGTGTTAGGGTATTTTCTCCTGCACTTCCTAAATCCGCAGCAAACTCGGAGGCAAAGTTTTTGTCTTTGAGAACCTCCGCTGCCGTTTTAACTCCTTGGTCTGTATTGAGGTCGAGACGCTTTGCGGTTTCTGATATTACTGCGGTTTGCAGTTCTCCGCCGTCGCCGACAAACCCCTCGGCAATCCCTTTCTGGTCTGTCCAGTTTAGGCCGGACTCTCTGCTTATACCAAAACCTGGTCGAGTAGGCGAGGTTCCCCTAAAAACGTATTTTCGGCCTTGCTCGTCCCTTTGCGGGCGGTATCCATGATCTTGTTCTACTCTGAGATCGTCTACGTCTTGAGGGACTACAGGCTGAGGGCCAGAATCGATTTCTCGTACCGCTTCCGGTATGCCTCCAGCGCTTCGGTCACTGATCTGGGCGTCGTTTGGAAGGCGTTCTGCTGCTGGGGTACTGGCGGCAGCTTCTCCAACATCTCGGACAACTGCTGCAGGGACATCGCCGACCCCAGAGGGGCTTGGTATGTTGATAGCATCGTTTATCTCCTCGTTGAGTATCTGCTGTTCAAGTTCTTGGGGCGAGGTGGTCAGTGGCTCAGGGGTCAGTGGTTCAGGAACGCCCTCCACCACTGGCTCGGGTCTTGGTTGTACAGCCTGAACAGGTTCATTGCTACTCGTTGCTTGCGGCTCAGTCGTCGGTGCATTGGTCCTCCGTAAGTTCTCAAATTGATTTCTCCGCTTCCGCACGTCGGCCTCGTCCTGCACAGCCGTAGCCTGGTCAGCGAAGTCATACATTGTGTCGTTGAGCTCAGATCCAGCTTCGGTGTCTGCAACAGGCGCGTCCTTAATCTGATCAGCGTTCTTCCGCAGCCAAGCGAACTTCTGCCCGGTGTTCATCTTCTTGGCGATCTCAGCGAAGTCGCTCTGGGTCATACCTTCAGGCAACTGGTAATCGTACCGCTTCCCGTCCGGATTTTTCTTATCTTTGACCCGCAGCGACAACTGCGTAGGAGTGGCAGGGTCAGACAGGTCATCAATGGAGAACTGCTTCTTCGCCACGTCCTCGACCTTACCTCCGGCAGCCATGACTTTTGCAGCCTCGGCAACAGGCACCTTCATAGTGGTCGTGCTGTTCGCAGTCTTCTTGGTAATGGTTGCCTCGCCACCCTTGACGGTGACGGTCGTACCTTCAGGTGTGAGCTTGTCGAGCAGGGCAGCCTGCACAGTGTCCTTCTCTTTCGACTGCCTGAGCATCGGCCCCATAGCCCCGCCCAGCACACCGCCGCCAATAGCACCCATCGTCCCACCGAAAGCCGTATCAGTAAGGCTCTCCTTGGTAAGCGGATCGTCGCTACTGGCAAGCTGTTCTATCGGGCTCTGGACAAGTTCCTCAGCGCCTTCGATCGCTCCGCCTTTGACTATGCCTTTGCCGATCGCCCCTTTAATCGTGGGAGAAGCGAGCATCCCGGCGACAGCCTTGCGGCCGGCCTCAGTCGTCATGTTCAAGGCCCAGTTCTGAGGACCGAACTTTGTCTCGATAAGTCCTACAGTACCGGCACCCAGCGCGGCGACGGCCTTAGCTGTCCAGTCTTCTTTAGCCTGCGGGTCATTCTCAATCTGTTTCTCCCTGATGCCTCCAAACGACGGCAGGGCGGCGACGGCGAGAGGACCGCCCCAAGAGATCGCCTGGCCTACTCCTGCGACAACAGGGGCAGCAGGACCAGCAAGCGGAGACACCGCAGTAATGCCTTGGCCCAGCAAGCGGATGCCGAGCATAGCCCCCACGGAGCCGGCGGCGTTGCCGGTCGCTTCTTTGACGGTGGTGAGGGGCTTGTTGACAATATCTCTAAACCCGCGGACCTCAGTCGGGTTGGCGTCAATCACTTCCTGGCCGTACTGCTTGAGGGCGTTGTCCTGGGAGATGAGCGCCGGAGCTACGTCGGAGGCAAGCTGACCTGCACCCTTAATCGTTGAGCCGATCGCCTGCTTGGCAGCGGCCCGGAAGCCCCCAGCAGGGGCACCAGTGAACTCGTTTTCAGAAATGTACCCTTCGGACGGCTTGAGGAAATCATCTTCGGAAATATAGTCAGCCATGGAGCCCCTTATTTTTCTGCTATCAGTCCTTTACCATCCCATACCGCCACTCGCCCGCCTGCACCGATGTACCGTTTGCCAACAACCCTTTTATCTACGGGAGGCAGCGGCTCAGCTCCGCCGCCCATCTTCGTAGCCGGGTCGAAGATCTCACCCGTTACCGGGTTGGCCATGACCTTGCGGGTAACAGGGGTGCCAAGATTGTCAACCTCGCCGGTGGGCATGTCGACCACGGAGTACGAGCCCCCTTCTTTACTGTCCTTCATCCCGGTCAGCAGCTTATACTGTTGCAGAAGTTCGGCTTTCTTGGCTGGGTCAGCCTCGGTGCTGTAGGCATCGAACAGGCTCTGCGCCCGCTTGGCGGAGGCAAGCCCCATCTGGGCAGCCTCGGTCTCGATCTGCTCCTTGGCTGAGGTCCTCATGCCCTGTCTCTCGGTCTCTTCCCGCATAGCAGCCTCGCTGCCCTGCTGCTGGTTGATAAGCATCCGCTCGTTCAATGCCATCCGCTGCCGCCAGCCCATGCCGGGTGCGTTCTCTTTCGTGAGGAAGCCATTGTCCGGCTCACCGACCGGCCGGGCTCCGAAGAACCTGCCGCGGGGAGTTGCCACGTAAGCGTCGTACCGGTCCATTTGCGCCTGTGGCTTGACAGGGTTTTGTAGGAAGGCTGCCCGGGCTCCGGGAGAAACGGAGGAGTCGAAGGACACGTCCATATTCCCTGCCCTCTGCGTCCCGGTGCCCGGGGTCGGCTGCTGAGTGCCTCGCATTCCGCCTTCGGGCCGAGAGATGTCCATACCTGCACTATCTGACCAGCGCATATCCCCGTTGGGGTTCATCGACACAGTGTTACCGGTTTCTTCACTGCGGATGAAGTTGGTCGTCGGGATGGTGCCGTGAGATGGAGAGAGTGCCTGACGAGGCATAACCTTCGACACATCGTTCGGGACCTTGGCAAGCTGCGAGGAGGATGTAGGTTGGGTGGGTGTGACTGCCTGAGAAGGGGCAGGAGGGACACCTCCGGCTTGCTGGGTCTCCCCTCGAAGAGCAGCGAACCTACTGCGAAGTCCCTCGTACCCTCGGTTGACCAGCCCTGAGATTCTTTCTTCCGGTGTCATATATGCCATATCATTCCTCCTTATATGTAACGCGACTATACACTATTTTTCAAAAATAGAAAAGCTGTATATAGTCCAGCGAGAAACTGCAGCCGTTGGTGTTGGAGATGGTAAAGTCCCAGTATCGTCCTTTTACATTGCGGTCGAGCTGCACCCGGACCCTTTGTTGCTTCGTACCGTTGAGCACTACCGGGTACTCCCTCACTGTCTCGAGGTCGGTTGTCACTGTCAACAGCAGATCGTCGGTTGCCTCAAGGCCGAAGTACACATACCGGATACGCCGGTACATCTCCCCCAAGTCAACGGCTGCCAGGGTTGCATAAGCGTCGATCTCAACCGTATCGTCGGTCGCGCCGCAGAGCACCTTGTAGAGACCGGTCGGCCCAGCACCGAGCACCAAGCCATTGAACCGAGCCATGGAGGTGCAGTTCAGACCTGTCTGCTGAGCTGAGGCCGGTCCGGATGGGCCGCGAAGATTTGTAATTACCGTCTGCATAACCTGTCCTCTCTATGTCGAATAATAGCGTACTCATCACTCATGACGAACTCTCCATGGATGCCAGGGAGCCGCGGGACAAAATTGCCTAAAATCCTGATCGCACCCTCGTCTACATAGGAAGATATAGCCGGGGGCTTGATCGTAATATCGGTGATAATGTACGGCACCTCGAAAGCTGACCCGTTGATTTCGGCACCCCTTGGCACAATCGAGGAATTGATCAACTCAGGGTTTGATGTCAACGAAGATATGGCAGGGGCCTTGATAGTGATGCTTCCAAATGCCGCATAAGGATTCGCCGTCACTCCACTGACACCCGGGACCGGTGCGTGGATATTGACAATCGCCTGGAATGTGCTGTTCAGATGCGGGTGCACGGCCTTGATATTCCCATTGAGTGCAATCGGACATGATACCTGAGCGGAGATAACCGGCAAGTTTGTCACGATGTCCGTCATGAAATATACACGCAGTACATACGAGCTAACGGAAGGCACAGGTGCTACCAGACCACCGTTGATTACTGCGCCATCAGCAGAGAATATCTCAGGCAGAGGGGAGACTATCTCCACATTAGCATATCTGAAAAAATGTGTGATTGAATCAACCCCAGGAATAGGCGCATCAATATCGACATTCACGGTTTCGGTATACCGCGTAATGGCGTAAATCTCCGGAATAGGCTGAATTATATCACCAAGCGCCAGACTGCCATATCCGAAATATGACTGCATCTCCACTATCGGAGGTCGGATGCTACCACCTATCGGTATTGCAGTCTCTTCTTCAACGCTGGTATAGAGCGCGAAGTCAACATCCACGCCAGAGAAAGTCGCAACCCCTGTGGTTGCCAGGTCAATCCAATTGTCATCAATGTCTGTGGAAGTTCCACCGATGATGTGGATTTTCTCATCAGTGAGAAAGACCGTAGGGCTATGGACCTCTGCTGGCAGATATCCCCTAAAGTCAGCTGTTCCATCGCTGATAACTCCTGCTGTGATATCTCTCGAATGAATTTCATCAACACTGAAGTTGCCTGCTATTCCTCCAAGCATGAACAGCTTAGTAGCAGAGCAGACAAAAGCCGCAGCAGGTTTGCCATACCATGACTCTGCCGTCCACGGCTCGATAATCACGCCCTCGTCGCTGACGCTGACGACATTGGTGTTCAGTGGGTCAGCAAGTGAACCGCCGCCAATCAGGTAGAGCAAATTACCAGTGTAGACGCTGAAGCACCTGTCACGGGCATTCGGCATATTACCAGCAAATTCCCATGCGCCGATAGTGCCATCATAATTAATTGGTGCATACTCATAAGTGTCAGTGACAATCCCACCAACTGTCTGATCCATGTACCCGCCGAAAACATAGACTCTATTCCTTGTGACTGACAAGGCAAAGTCTGCTCTGGTTGAGAACATAGGATAGGTGTTTGTCCACGCTCCTAAAGTTCCGTCAGAATTGATCAGCGCTGTTAAAACTGTACTTACTGGCGCTCCGTATCTATAGCCGCCAACAAGGAAAACTCTCTTATGAGTCTCGAATACTTGGCCACCAACTTGCGCTACGGTCAGGCCAGATGTGGTAGACCACCCCCCTACAGTCCCATCGCTGTTTCTTGCTGCATAATATGTCTCTGTCCCGCCAATGACATACGCGAACTCATCTGTCACCAAAGACATTCTGCGCGAAATCGCAATCGGGAAATCGTTTCCTTGAACGACTGTGCCAATATTCGTCGGATTAGTTGTATTGAAATTGTACTGATTTATCCACGGCTGGCCATTAACGTAGGTTTTAGCTGGAGGGTGGTTCCAGACTACCGATGAAATGTCCGGGAGTAGGGTTTTGAAATTGGCAACCTGCGTATCTTCAACCTCTGTCGGCGCAGTGTCAGGAGTAAACTCTCCGCCCCACCGGGAATATCTTGATGCTCGCAGTTCTTCAATAAGGCAATTATTATTCCCTATATTAAGGACTCTGCCATCATAATTCGTAGTGTCAACAACAGTGTAGAGCGGGACACCATCACGACAGATGCGCATTACTCCGTCGCGTCGGTCAATGGCAATGTGATACCATGTCCATTCAGATGTCCACCACATGGCTGGATTCATGTCGTGATAGCCGACCGGCCCGGAGGACATTCCACTGAACGTCAGCCAGAACTCGCTTGAACTGCTGACCCTCTCAAGGGTTATAGCCGGCTTGTTTTGTCCGGTCGGGCTTTCAGAGAACCAAAAGAATTGCCCGTTGGTTGCTGGATAAATCTGATAAAACCAAAAGTCTACTGTGAAGTCGCCGGAGCCGAAAGCAAAGTCGTCCGTCTCGTCAGTATACAGCACTCCATCGGAAGGTCCATAGAACAATGAAGTGAGCATGATGCACGAATCCCCAAAGTACGGGGTAGTGCCTATCGGGTCAGTCACATGCCGAACATCGCCGGTTGCATGAACTGGCAGGTTCTTAGCTACATCAAAGAAATCCTTATCGCCGTCAGGATGTTCAGATTGAACAAGGAAGATGAACGGAACTGGCGCGGAGTTGATCGTTACGCCTGATATTGCTGTAGGCGCTGTTACAAAGTCAACATCTACATCCGCTGATTCAGGTGCGTTGTCATTCTGGGTGACCCCTGATATTTCTGCTGTGGTAATGAAATCAACACTGATATCAATACCATTGGCCATGTAGTCATAAACTATCTGAGGGTCTTCCGTGTCTGCGGCTACATGCTGCGGAAACTCAACGCTGGTTAGATCAGTGCCACCAGTGATCACCCCGTTATATGTCGTGTTCGCCCATTGATTCGGGCAAACTCTTATACCGACATTTTTCGCTCCCCGGTCTGTAGATGCTCCTGAATTATGGCTATTGTTTATTACTATTTTATCAAAATCTACATGACCTTTGAGGAAATTACATATGAGGCGCTGGTTGGTAATGATGGAATTTGAGTACCATTCGGTACTTGTGATGTCGCCGGTCTTTAAATTGTTAGTAAATGCGTAGATAGCAGTCAACCCTGCGCCTGCATCAGATGTAGCAAAGGCGGAAACTTCCGCAGTCGTATCCAACTCAAGCCGTACATCATTCTTGTAAAACTCTACCGACCGTAGCCCGATATAACTGCCGCCCCAGTTGTCGGCTATGTCAAATATTACCGCCTGATATCCGATCGTTGGAGCTGTCCCGTAGACGGTTTGGTCATAACCAACATTGTCCGCTGGATGCGCATCAAGCACCCCATCAAACAGGACTGTGCCGTCAGTTATCGTCGCATTATAAGCCGTGTTTGTGACATTTGCAGGAGCTATCGTTATCTTTACATTCTTCGCCCCTGCTTCCCATCCTGTACCGACATCATGGGAGTTATTGATTACTATCCGGTCAAAGATAAACGCGTTAGAGGTGTTAAGAATGAGCCGTTGGTTTGTTATTTGGTAAAGAGCGCTGTACCACTGGGTGAAATTTGGAGTTCCTAATTTTGACAGTGAGGTATTGAAGGCAAACGATGAATAGTTTGTGTCTCCAGATAGCGTTGTAGTTGCTAGCCCCCAAAAACCAGAGGTCATGGCAACCTTGATACCAGCAAGGTAAAAATCTACCTGCCTAATGCCCATGACATTCGCATTCCCATAGCTATCTGCGATGTCTATTACTACGGATTTGGCAGATACTGATTCTGATAATACGGAAGAAGAAATGGAGGAGAGCGGAGAAAGCACATCGCCATCTACCTGCGACGGTTGGTAGTTGACACAGATTGAATCGATACTAACCGGAGGCGCTACTATATCCCCGTCATTCCCAGGAAGAACGGGCGCGGCTTCTTCATACGGATGTCCTGACGGTAGACTTGTTTGTAATCCCCATTTCCACGCAAGATATCCTTCAAATAACTGCCTGTCGGAATCCACAAGTACCGACGAAATAAGGACAATCTCTGCGATATCTCCCTGAAAATATGCATTGGTTCCATCGTATCCGGAGGCTATTGCTGACAAACCTCCGAGTGCTACGGTAGCTGAGAATGTGGTGCTCTCAAGTACCGTAGCATTACGATATATCCGACTCCCACCAGAGCCTCCAGATGCATTAAGCGAATAGCCAAGCACCTGAGAATCGGTTGTTCCTGATGTTCCCCCTACCCAACTTGAAGCGGCAGAGTAATATCCCACATAACTGCCCGCTGACTTTATTGCCGCAAAAATTAGTCTCCCTGTTTGCGTATCAAGCAGGTACGCGCCGCCAGACTTTGATGCGACGGAGGGAGTTACGACAAAAAACGCTGTCCAACTGCTGGCAGAAGCGGTGCCAGATAACAACAGTGAATGGCTTGACCCGTTGAATCTTACAACATCAAGGCTGTTCAGTCCGCCAGCGATCAGTGCCGCCTGCTTTGACGTTGTTGACTGCGATGCATGTCGTGAGTTGCCTGATTTGTCTCTCCACTCGCTGACTCCAGTACCAATTGTGATAGTACTGGAGTCAGAAGCATCAAGCCAAAGAGCAGTTGCGACTTCTGCCGGGGTCCAAAGAGCCATTTACGCCTTAGTGGTGGTATAGTTGAAGGTCTGGACTACTGCCGCGACTGCCTCAACGATAGTCGTATTACTCATCTGCATCTCATAGGTGGACGATGTTCCGATAGCTCCGTCAACCCTGATTGCACTTGTACTTGCACCAGTAACGTAATCATTATCGTACCATCTGAAGTATGTAGCGACTGTGCCTGCCCCTGCTGCTGCCAGCCCAACCCCTGACCATGTTTCGCCTGCTGCCTTGGCCAGAACCCCGTCAGTAGAGGTTCCCATGTTCAGTCCGTTCGTAGCTACGCCTGCCGTGAACGCTCCGCTACTCAGCGTAAGGAGCATCAGCAATGTACCTGTTTCTACTGCATCCGCCGTGGCTGGCTGCGATGCTCCGCCGTAGATGCCGATGACACCATTTACCATGATGTCCTTGACACAGCCTGTAACATTCAGTGCATTTGCAAACCCTGTACTCAATCTCTCTGCCATAATAATCCCTCAATAAATTGAATTGTTAAGGTAAAACTTCCACCTCTCTTCGTTTGACTAAAATCCTATCAGTAACACCCCAATTCTCCGTCATCCGCTCCCCGTCCGAAAGACTGCTTGCGATGAAATCACCCGTAGCAATCGTCAAGTCGAACTCAGATGTCACGTACATGCTGTAATGCCCTTCTCCTGCCTCTTCCTCCCGGTACGGCACATCGGCCATATCAGAGTAGAATACAAACAAAGACTCAGCGACATTCAGTTTTACATGCTGGCCAATCGGCGTGGCAGTGCCGGGGAGCTTCATTGTCACACTGAACTCTTCGAGGTCGATGGATGCCGCAATATGCAGATCTCCGTCGCGGACCTCAAGCCCCCGCGGGAAAACTCCGCTTATTGTCGCCGCTCCCAGCAGAAACGGAGGAATTGACAGAACTCTCTGCCATGCCGGATCGCCAGTTACGGTATCAATCTGCGCCAGTACCGTGCCCATCTGGTCGCCGCCATTTGGATATCTTGGGAATAGAACGTACAGCCTGTTGCCCCACACAGCGATTTCCCCGCTGAATGCAATGGGGTTTTGTGGACTCCATTCGCCCGGAGACATCACCTCAACAATGCGGTGCCAGAGAAGATCGCCGTCAGGATCAAACTTGAAGATATTGAAATGGCACAAATCAAATTCCCAGATGTGCGTATGCGCGATGAGGTAGAGATTCCCGGCAGCATCACAGCAGGCGTCGGTGATCTTCACGCCATCGTTGTACCAGTTGACCGCCTCATTATTCTGAACCGTTTCGCCATGCAGTCCGCGTTTCCACAACACATTCCCGGAAGGAGAAAACTTAACGATCAGTCCGTCAGGGTAGATGATATCCAGCGGGTAATGGTGTCCGACAACATAGGTATTCCCGCTCGGATCGGTGACTGCCGCCTCAAAGTGCGGACGCTCTTCGACGGTTGCATATTCGCCACCGGCTGGCGGATCTTCAGTCCATCCTCCACCGCCTGGAACCTGTTCTCCATCGACATATACTCCTGCGGCCTTCTGCCATGCCAGAGAACCATCAGCGTTGTATCTGGCAATGAATGCACGATAGAGAAAGCATTTCCAGTGATATAGCCGCCCAACAATGGTGTACTGATTGTTCGTCGGGTCACTGGTATCGTACTTGATTGAATCACCCCATCCGAAGATATCCACGTCCTCATCGCTCGAAAGTGTCAGTCGCTTTTGCCATTGCAACACTCCTGCCCGGTTGTATTTGGCCACGCAGCAGTCGTAGCACATCAGCCGTGATTCATTGAGCTTGCTGTAGGTCACATAGAACTCGCCGGTCAGCCGATCAAACTCAATAGCCTGGGCGATATCGAATTCGTCAGAAGCGTTGATCAGCTTGCGCCACATCAGCCGCCCGTCCTTGTCATACTTGATGATGGACGGCTCTCCGCTTGCCGGGGACGTGCCGGTCTTGGCGCAGCCCACCACATAGGTATTCCCCAGAATATCGGTCTGGATATCTTCAAGGCTGTTTGTGTTGAAAAGAATAGCCCCGTCAAGGGTTGAAGAATTAAAGGCATACCAGTAGAAATCCTCGAGGATCATAAACTTGCGCTGCACGGTTGGCTTGAACCCGCCGACCGGTTCGACATGGATATTCACAGTATCGTTGCCCATCCACGAATGACAGGAAATCACCACACCGGGATATGGCCGCTTCTCCAGCTTGTTCTGCTGGAGCCTGCCCGGTTTCATGCCCTGCTTGAGTTCGCGCATCTGCTCTCTGGCTTCCTTGTAGAACTTCTGCGCGGCAAATCGGTCGCCGGATGTGGTGATTTTCAGCTCACCCATTATTCAGCAGGGTCGTGCGTATAATCATGGCTCTCGCTGATAGACTGGCCGAAGTGGACAGTCTGGGAAATCGACTCATTATGGTCAAACCCTTCACTCCTACTCTCACTGCCGTTGTAGCCCATCGAAGCATTGACGTTGGTGGAACTGGCCATGGAGGCGACAACCTGCGTTGCAATCGTTGCCATGTCGTTCGACACACGCTCTTTAAGTAAAGCCTCTGTTTTGTAACCTTCAATGGAGTTGTCAATCTTGGCGATGATTGCTCGCATCTCGACCTCAGCCTTGGCAACCAGGGCTTTATTGTTCTCCACGACGACCATCTTGTCAGCGTTCAAGGCTTTGGTTTCTGCCTCGTAACCGCGAATCTCAGCATCGTACACACTGACTATGGCGTCATTGGCCTTCGCCTGTGCGCCGACGAGGGTTTCATACACATCCGCCTGCGCTGCGTAGACCTGAACAAGCCCCTTGTTGTATTCGACAGCTCCCTGGAGTGCTGAAACCTGCGCCTCGATATAGATCTTGGTGGCTTCCATCTCTCCGAGGTAAGCGCGGACCTGCTCGGCAAACTTCTGAAGGATGAACTGAACCTGAGATTTTTCCTTGTCGAGTTTGCGGTTCGACTCTGCGTCGCGGGAATCGCGCAGCATCTTTTCAAGCCCTGCTGCCTGCTCAATGATGAATTGCGAGTTCTTTTGGGCGAGGTCGGCTTGTTCCTTCATGATGGTGGTGTTGAGGTCTGCCGTCTTGCGCTGCCGCTCGTTGAGGTGTTCTGCCAGTCTGGCGGCAAAGGCTCCGGTCGGAAGATCAAACCCGCGAGAACTGAAATATTCCTCAATCTCTTCCTGTGCTTTGTCGTCCTCGATTGCCTGCCGTGTCAATGCCCTGTCGAAGATCTCCTCTTCAACCGCTGCGTCAAGACCGGTCGCTCCCGTGGTGAGGTCTGCCGTAATTCTGGCCACAAGAAGGTCATACAAAGTGCTGGACAGTGGTATCTCTGACCAATTGATTGTTGTGGTGATACTGGATTCGGGAGCGGTAATCAGCGCGAGGGCGCTTGTATCAATGGTCGGCAGGGCAATAGGCACAGGCGCAGTCGCAGTGAATGGCGGGAACGATGTGTCCACCCCGTCAAGGTCTGCGGTCGGAGGCGATACACCCGCCGTGGGAGTTGTGGTATCAATGTCAATCGTCAGCGTCGGCAGATCGGAAGGAAGGGCATATGACTCGATCAAGCTCATCATTGTCCCGAGATACCCGGAGTTCCCGTCAGTCCCGCTCAGCTTGACAAGATATTCCTCGGCCACTTCCATCGTCCTGTCAAACTTTTCATTGATCAGGGTATAGGGAGCGGACGGAGTGACAGCAGGCCACGGAGTGTGGATACCTCCTACGTCCCCGGATGTCCTGGGGTCAATTGGAACTATTGCATTTGATTCAGTAAATGCCATATCACCACACCGAATTAATTACGTTGTGACCATCAACGACCGTTGCACCCTGCGTCCCGGTCGGATAGTAGAGTTTGTTCTTCGTCACCACTTTTATCTCACCATCAGGAGTGCCGATACATTTCCCCTCGTTGCTCGACCATGTGGCGCACAGTCCGGGTATCTGAAGATATGTGTCTGAGTAATCCGTCAACTCGATGTTCTCCGAGAACTCATGCGCCGGGAAAGATGATTTCTTGACCCATTTCATCGCCTCAAATTTCCCTTCGTCTGCGATAAACCCGGTCTTCTCTGAGTCGGAAACCCATACTCCGTTCTCAACAGGTTTCATCATCAGGATATTGGAATTAAACTGGAAGAACCTCCGCGCCATGTTGAACTTGCCAAAGGCAAACGGTTCTGACGGGAAGATTACATTATTGACCGCAATCCACATCCGGCCCTTGAAGACACAGATCTTGTTGCTGTAAGGAGCGGGGTAGAAAACCCGTTGTGTCGGTGCCCCTCTGTGAGTGTACCCCGGCCAATCACCGTTAGTGCCATCCTCAATAACGCCACGCGCTGAAAGGCTCGACCAGTAGGTTTTATCACCTGCCTGCCAGAATCCGATCCGCTGTCCCTTGACCAGTCCTGACACAACCGGAGTTGCGGGAACAGAAGCGTCTGGGTTGAGTTGGAATATAGCCGCGTCACTGGTTCGCTGCTGCACCTGGAACGCAGCCGCCTTGTCACACCAGACCTGCGAAGGTACCGCCGAAATTTTCGTCTGCCCAAGCCTACTCGATAGCCGGCCGGTGTCGTCGATAACAACATTGACAGCTTCGGCCAGTTCTCGCTGCCCGCCCTCCGGATCGAACTTGAGCCGAACAGTGTCGACGACATTGTTCAGCCCGGGAGTGCCTGTGAATATTGTATAGGGGTTTCTCACGTCCTGTACGCCGGGCTGGTCCCGACCCTCGTGTCGAGATTATGCCCTCTGCGAAAGGCAGTGATGCCGTCGGCGACGTAGCCCATGAAGGATTTGAGATGATCCTGCGACTTCACTTTGTCCTGTGAGTCGAGGTCGTGATGGATGAGCGCCTTATGGGCTGCCCACTCGATACAGGCTCGTTGGAACCTGGACGGTATTTCAGGTGCAGCCGGCGGGGTTTCCCCCTCTTCGGGCACGGCTCCGTCGCCGGCAAGGTCGTAGAGACTGTAGCGCCAGACCTGCAGCACGAGGACTCGACCGTTCTCGACCGAAGTAGGGGTAGGTGAGATCTTGACGATTCCCGTCTCCACATCGGTGGCCCACAACGTTGGGGGTCCGGTAGCCTCGGTGTTGAATGGAAAACCAGAGTCGTACTGCGTTACATCGCTGCCGGTCAGGACCTTTCCCAGCTTGCGCAGCCCATCCCAAATATCGAGTATCTGGATGATACGGTCAGGGATGGGGTAGACGGCAACACCGGTTTGGAGCGTCAGCGTGAAGTTGGAGATGTCACGGAAATAACCGGTCTCTTCGCAGAACTTATCCTGCCCTTCAGACAGATAGCCCTCGAGAGTGGTGTCGGTCCAGGAGCTGTAAGTAATGTTCGACTCCCCCAGCACCATCTTCAATTCTGCCAACATCTCCGCTCTGGTCATCTTATGCGCGTCTCCAAGGGATAGCGGAATAATGCCGAATGACTTCCTCCGGCTCGCCGGTGATCTTGTTCTTGCGATGTTCGACGTTGGTCATCAGGCAGGTCTCAAGAACGGCCACGACTTCCCGAGGCACCATGACCGGCACGCCCCGCTTGATCTGGTACACTTTGCCGTTGACCCCGACAACCTCGTAATTGTTCAGGCCTGGGACCTCGTCGATGATGATGCGGGTCTTCGGACTGACAGGTACTTCCTCCGGAATCTCGTCCTCTTCTACTTCCTCAACTTCCTCGACTACCGGTACGCTCCTGACAGCTTTCTTTTTAGCTTTGGAAGCTTTCGGTGGTACGGCCTCTAGTTTTGTATCGAGGTCATCGTTCAATCCAAGGTCTGATCCAAGGTCAAATTCATCATTTACAGACATGCGGTTCTCCTGAAAGTTATTGGCTGGGAGTAAGTAAAGTTCAACTGAAGGGAGGGATAAACTCCTCCCCTCTGTTCAACCTACGCGAGACCCCAGATTTCGAGCAAGAACCTGCCGGCGGTGTAGGTGGCTGCAGTGCCTGCCGCTCCGCCAGTAAGGTAGAGATACTTGTTGGCTGCCACATCGACGAGCAGCGGCTTGGTTGCGCCGAGGGTCCATGCTCCGCCGGAAGTGACAAGGGCGGTCTCTACCAAGTCTGTAACAAGCCCATTATACGCTCCTGTGCCTTCAGTAGCGGCATACAGATCGATGTCGGTAACACCTCCAGTTGGAACTTCGAGGCAGGTCAGCTTGCCGCCCATGTACGTGCCGTTCACAGCAGCAGTGAATTGACCAATATGTGACACCCCGCTCGTTCCGATGATGTCGAGGTCAGTCGTCGAAGACGCGGCCCCGGTCAGATCGATGACGATGGAAGTCTTGATGAGACTGCCTTCACGGATTACTGAACTCTCGTACACCGTGCCGGTGCCGAGGAAGCCTGCCCCCGGAGCCATAGCCTCCTGGGCGGAAAGATCGGCGGCGTAGTTAAGCTCGGCTACTGTGGCGTTCAATCCGGCAACGGCAGGGAATCCTCCGCCGGCGGTCTCAATGTTCTCTGTGACGACTCGCATCGTCCGTACTTCTTGTCTACTCATTGTCGTTCTCCATCAGGTAGTTATGCCCGCCTGAACAGGCTGTTAGCGGATTGCCAACCAGTACACAACATCGGCCGCGGTGTCGCAGATATCGGTGCCGAGGGTGAACCCATTACTCGTAAGGGTGATCGCCCCGGCAGCGTTGAGGGAAAGCTCGGTGGCGGTGTCGAACGAGGTACCGTCTGCCATGCCGTCCCAGTGCTCGTAGGTCACGACGTTATTGACATTTACCGCCCGGACATAACGAGGCGCCCATCCGAGAGTGACGGTGACTGCTGCAGCCGGGTTGGCTACAGTGATCGTTCCGACTTTTTGCATCTGATCTGCATAATCAAGGGCCATGGTAAAATCCTCCTACTATTTTTTAGTTCGCCTGATGGCGTTGTGCAATCTTTTGTGGTCCCCGTCAGTCATGACTTCTAGATTGCTGGGATCGTTGTTCTTCCTGTCCTCGTCCTTGTGGTGAGCCACATATCCGGGACGAAGATAAAGCTGTCCGCCCATATTAACAAGCGCCGGAGATCTCGGGTAGTTTTCTCTAAGGTGCCTTTCAGCCACAAGCCTATGCTGCAGCACATAGCCCTTAGAAGAAAACGGGTGCCCTGGGCACTTCTCGTAGAGGTACCCGTCGCAATGCTGCGAAATACCTCCAGCCCACATTGCGTTTTTACTGCCTTTGTGCCGGTCTGCCTTATCCTGCAGATGTGACCCGTGTGACTCCATGCAAGAAACGGAACAGTACACTCGCCTACCCGCGTGGCTCGCGTGCTCGAAGAAAGTAACTCCGCAGTGTTTGCAGACAACTGCGACCTTCGGTTTGGTAAGCATCTTTGCTCTGCCGATGACTGAGCATTCATGCCCACAGAACCTTGCTTCTTTTGCCCTGCTCGGCGGAACCCTGAACTCACTACCGCAAATTTCGCAAGACAATACTGCACCCCTAAACTTAGCCATGTGTATCCTCCTATAGTAGAATTTCCTCTACTATACACGACTGGTTTAGGATTTGTCAAGTTACTCATTGCGGTAGCCTCAGTAAAATCGCCTAATTACAGCTCTGGGATGGCACACTCACAGCAAGCCATCCAAAGTTGTTGTAAAATCAGGGCTGCGAAGTAGGATTTCCAGCCGATGTGGCCGCGCTGCCCGAGCTTGTCAGAGTCGCTGACAACGCCGGGGTTCTTGACGAACGGAGTCAGGGCGGTAACGCCCTTGAGCGGAGTGACGGCCGCACAGTTGGCTGCGATGTAGATCACCGGGTAAACATCGGAGTTGGTGCCGGTGGTGGAGATCATGGTCGTGCCGGACCCAGCCTTGGCTGCGCCAGCATCTGCCCAAGGGGTGAAGACGGTGGAGGTGAGATATCGCACCGGTCCAACAGAGCCGATCTCGGTCGGATAGGCGGTCATCGAGCCGTAGTCAACCACGTCCTTGAAGCCTGACATCTTCTGAATCACGTCCTCGAGGTCAGGATGGACAAAGCCGATGAACCCGGGCTTGACGTTGACGGTCTCCATCATCGCAGAAGACGACAGCTTCTTGGTGATGTTGCTGGCGTTCTGGCGCTTGAACCCGCGGGTGATCTTCTGCTGCAGGGTCTTGGTCAGGGTCGTGTTGACATGCGCCCGCTCGGTGCCGGTGGCAAAATACCGGTTGGTGCCTGCTCGCATAACGTAGAACAGTTTGGTCTCAACAGAGAGAGCCGCCTGCTTGGCCAGGATGTCGCTGTATTCCTTGATGACCGGATCTTCGTGGGTATCGGCCACGCGGTCGGTAATGCCTACCCAGTCGCCGATCTGCGCGAGGGTGGCCTGGTAATCGGTGCTGGTGATCGCGCTGCCGGGAGGAGTTACGCCCTCAGTAAGATCAGCAGTAGCTGCGGCAAGGGCTTCGTACCGGCGGAACTTGATGGTGTCCGAAGCGTTCTTCGGGATGGGTTTGGTCTGCAGGAAGGGCTGCATAACCAGATCGGGGTCGGCCCGCTCTAAAAGATCTACTGCAACATACCCTGCGGTTCGCAGTCCAATGTCACTTACTGTCTGGGTCGTCATGGTTTCGTACCTCCGTTATTAATGCTTGGTTGAGGCTGCGCGGAACGCTCCTTCGAAGTCGTTCTCGTCTATGCCTCCCTTTTGTGCCACCTGCCGGGTACGAACTCCCTCTTGGGAGCGCAACTTACGTTCCTTAGTGGCTTTGGCCTCGGCATCTTCAGGCGGAGGGAGAGGAGGTACTTGTGCGCTACCAGTCTCCTTCTTGAAGATGTCGTATAACTTTATGGTTTGGGCTGCTGTGCCCTTATCAAGGACTGCGTTGTAGGAGTCCTGCAAAAACTCGGGCTGGGTCTTGACCCACTCTTCCACCTTGGGCAGAAGCTCTCCGGCGTCGCTGTGGGCTCCAAGCACCGCAGTCATGAACCGATCGTGGGCTACCGTCTGGGCTACGTTGATCGCAGGGGCGAAGCTCTGGGAGAGTTTGGTTTCAAGTTCGGCGATCTTCGCCATGAACTTATTCTCAACCTGAGCGATGGTTACTCGCTTGACGGAATCGAGGAGGGTGCGGATTTCGGGGAAATTGGCATTGACGCTGTCGAGCAGGACAGTCTCTTCCTCGGTGAACGCCTCGTCGGCCGTGACTACAGGCGCAGGCGGTTCGGGAGTAGGCTCTGGTTTGGCCGGCTCAGGAGGCGGAGGAGGTGCTACAACGACAGGATCAGGTTTGGCGGCCTCGACGACAGGAGGCTCCGGAACGACAGGGTCAAGTACGGGCGCAACCCCAGCATCCGAGAGGTCGGCACTTTCGGCCGGGGAGGTATCTTCAACTACCGGCTCTTCAAGTCCGGCGGCGGCTTCGAAGGCCACTGCAAACTCGTCTTTTGTCAACCCGGTATCATCATTTACTTCTTCGGACATATACTCCTCCTAGTTTGTTGGCATAGTAACAAGAATATACATATATTGTCAACTAAAAAGTTGTAGCAATTCTTTACATTCTTTCGATCTTCCGCGGACTTGTTCCTGCTCCGAGGATTCCAGCTTATCCCTGTACCTCTCCCGCCTGATGGAGAAGAGTTCACTATAGAGCATGGACACCTCAGATTGCTTGTAAGCCCTTAACAATTCTATAATATCTGCTTCTCGGTTGTCGCTCATGCTTTCTCCTTTGCTCGCTTCGCCTTCGCTTGCTCCCACATCGCCTGCACCTCTTCGAGGCTTATACCTTTGCCCGGGTTCATGCACTCTGACAGCCAAGACAGTGCCTTCAGCCCGTTATATGTTCCATCCGGGTTCTGTGCGGCTTCACCGAGAGTCTTTGCTTTTCTTTGGTCATTCATAACCTTTACCACTCAGCGTTTTTCATACGAGTAGTTTCAGTACCTTTCTGAATAGTCAAATTGTACCCGTAGTCATGACAAACCAGAAATTCTTTACCGTTTTCCTTACTACGCGCCATCCCCCAATTATCCAGTTTTACATCGGTAAACCACGCTGGGATCTTACCGAGCAATTCAGTAGTAGACGGCTGACGAGTACGCTCTTGGATCAATACTCTCCCATTTTCACTTATGTATTTACATTCAGCAAACCACCGGGGCGCTTTAGTGCCAACGACACTTCTCCAAATCAGCATCTCCATAACATTCTGGAACATTCCGGATTCATGCTCTACCTTAACTACGTA